CGGGGGCGTGGGGGGGGAGGGGAGGCACACGTGGGCGAAGGTGTTAAAATATAGTTAAGGAGGAACTAGATTGAGTAGTTTTTGGGGGATGTGGAAAAGAAAAATCCTGTTACGTAACACTTATTCAAGATTGTTACGTAACATTGTTGAATGAAAAAGAAATGCCAATACTCGAAATGCGGGAAAGAGTTTACCCCAAACAAGCCCCGGCAACAATATTGCTCAGATGTTCACCGGGTTTATGCAAATAGGGAAAAGGGAGTGGCGAAAAGGGAGCCAGCGCCACCTAAAAATGCCTTGCCCAAAAAGCAAGCAATAAAAAAGAAGCCTGTAGCTACGGATGTTGCTCCGGTTGCAGTTGCGCAGGCCAATCCTACAAAACCCAAAAACCTTGAAGAATTGAAGGGCTTATGCCCGAAGGAGCTTTCCGGCTTCGATAGAAGTGCGTGGATTTCCACCGAAAGACAGAAGTATGGCATTTAACCTTAAATATTAATTATATGCCAAGTATTTATGAGTTTGACGCAGCCACTACAAGTAGGCATTCGTTAATAACATTAAAGGATATTCACGGGAATGAATATCGGGTACAGATTAGTAATCAAGGCGGCTTTGTCATCACAAAATCTGGGGCAAATTTAGTGGATGCCATATCCGTGCATCCTGTTTGCGCGAACGAAATTCGAATTGCATAATAATAAAATAAATTAAACATGGGCAAGCCAAAGAAACTAATACTTGATTATTCTAAAATGAGTCATCAGGAGTTTTATGAAAATCATTGGCTTATTGATGGCCAAAAACCGCCGCCATTGACAGAGGCTGATAAAAGCATACTTGCTGCGGTTGATGCTTTGCAACCGGGAGATCAACTATTTGTTTCAAGGTCACGCGGAGGCATTCGGAAATTATATAAATGCGTAGAAGCCAAAAAAATAAAAGAAATAGAACTATAGAAGTAATCAATAAACCATAAATATGACAGATAAAGAGATTAAGGAGTCAAAACGAAAGGCACTTGAAAAGATAAAAGAATACCTACGCGTTAATGACGTAGATGCCCAGTTTGAAAGCAGGAGTGGCGATTACTACTCCAATGATAAGTTTATTGTTACATGGAATGCTAACTATCGTGGAATGCTTTGTGAATTTGGTATTGATAAAGTAGATGCCGTTTACGCTACTATTTCAGGCGCTAAGGCGATTTTTTCTGTAAGGAACTTATTCATGGAAAAACAATTGAAATTGTTTGGTTCTATAGAACGTGCTCTTATTGTTGTCGGCCTTAACCTGTGCCCAAAGAAAGACAAGAAAGAGTTTTTTGAAACATTCGCAGTTGCGTATAATTTAAAATTAAAAACAATAAATAAACAATGAGATTTATAACTGAATTTGAGACTACGTATGACGGGTATGATCATCCAAATTACGCCAAAATAGTTTCTTCCTATAAGAAAAAGCGGGAGGATGAAATTGGGGCCAAAATAGGTGAAATATTTGGATGGAAAGAGGATTGCCAAAGGTTTAGAATATTAAACACTCTTGAAATAGAAGCCTTCCCAATGGATAAATGGATGGAATTTAAAAGGCGCTTAACCGATGCGCTCCCAGATTATGATGTTACTTCAAGAACCAGAATAATGAATGCTATGGCTGACTTGGAATCATTTGCCGGGGCAACAAATCCAGACAATATAAACAATCAGAAATAATTTAAAATGGACAAACCAAAGAAGTTAATCCTTGATTACAGTAAATGGATATGCGGGGCAGGTGGCGCACATGCATTAGGCTCGGGTGCCGTAGCTCTGCTGAATGAAGATGGATTTATGTGTTGCTTGGGACAATGGGGGCTTCAATGCGGCGCTAAAAAAGAAGAAATACTGAACTTTGGGGAACCGCAAGAAATAAAACCCCTTCTTCCGTTATTTGCTAAAGCGCTTAAATATCCAGTAACGGAATACAATCCAGTAACCGGCATCGAAGAAACGAACTATGTAGAAGATAATGAAAAATCAAATACAAGGCTTTCGTTGGACGCCATTGACATAAATGACAACACGAAAACAACGCCTGAAGAAAAAATAGAATTGCTCAGGGAGTTGCTGGCAAATGAAGGGATAGAATTAGAAGTAATAAATAAACCTTAATTCTGTACCAATCAAATTAAAATGACCTACTACAAATACGACGGGAACAAAGGCATTCGTTATTTTAAATTAAACAACGAATTAAACTTCCCGGATGATGAAAAAGTAATTCAGGTTTGCCTTTCACCGGGCACCACCAAAAAAGGGAGAGCAAATTGTATTGGAGTTTATATAATTAGGAGGCTTACGCTTTTAGGCAATTACGGCTTCTCTGCTCAATTAAATAAATGCACCAAAAGAGAGTACGACGCAGCCATGAACAAAGTACTTAAAATGATACAATAAAACCTTAGCAATTAAAATGAATATAAGAGTAGGGGATATAGTTTTTCATCAGCTTTCAAAACTCCTTTTTAGATGTGAAAACCTAAAACATGAAAGATGGATGAACATGAACCCATTCTATCAAAAAACAAATCTTAAAAAAATTGATTACGATGAGTATTACAGCAAGGAAGTTATCATCCCCGCAAGTTAATTTATTAGAACTTATTAGACAAAAAGGGAAAGTAAGATGCGAGGATAGAATTAGAAGAACATACATTAAATTAATTGAATACGGGCTGGTTGATTTCGACCACTCTTATGATTATATTGTTTTAACTGAAAAAGGAAAGCAACTTGAATTGTGAATCGAATCATTTAAAAATAAAGCCGAGGTAGAAACCTCGGCCATTTTATGACTAAGCCATTGGTAAACAACGAAGATAAGTTATTTTGTAATTGATTCCCCTAATGATTTGAATTCTTGATCAATTCGCTCCTTAGCTAATGTCAAACTGTTGTACCTTACCCCATTCCAGTAGTAGCCAGTGCCAATAATATCTATTAAGCACCCTTTATACTTAACAAACACTTCTTGCTTTAGCTTTTCAAAAGCATCGCCAATGTCACCTTTCATCATGGCCTTTTAATTTTAGTAACACTATCAATTACCGGCTTTTGCTTTGGCGCAGTCAATTGATTGCTTGCTTGCTGTATAATGCTGTTGATTGTTGCCTGAGATGTTTTAAATGGCAATTCTGAAAGCCCCTGCAATACTACATTCCACTCCTGTTCTGGCAATGTTATTGTTATTTTTCTATCCTGATTTGGATTAAACGACATTAATGAATAGGTGGCGGCTACTGCAATAATAACGATCCCGAATTGTAACCCAAGTTGCTTTCTCATTTTCATATATTTTTTTATTTTGTTTTATCAATTACTACATAAATTGTGTCTATAACTCTTCCTGTATTTTGGTGTGTGTTGCCAAATGCCGTTTGGATTGGTGATCGATCAAGTATTTCGCACTTTGTAACAAAGTGATCTGTTTCCCCTCTATTTTTAAAAATGTTTTTGAAGTTTGTTTCGTGGTATACTATTTTAACCTTCCAGCCTAATGTTGCAGCGCTATCCAATACTTTCACTAAGCCTTCCGGCTCGTTATCATTGTCTATGGAAAAGTCGAATGGGGTGCTGCTGTTCATGCCTGTTTGCGTCATGTTTAAATGACCCTCCCATGATTTCCAGAATTGACCTGAATTAGAAAATTGTGTAACCAATCCAATTCGTTCGCCATTAGAATAATTCTCAGAACATGATGACAAATAAATTACGGAAATTAAAATTAAAAATTGCTTTTTCATTATGTGTTTTGTTTAAAATTTAAGTTCTAAATAGGGCTACTTACAAATGATACGTATTTGAACTTTTTAAGCTTAGGCGCATAATGTTCTTCAATATATAGATTAAATTTTTCTTTTGCCGCCTTCAAGTTATCAGCTTCTATTAATTCGGTAGTCACTAAGTGTGAGAGCGGGATGGAACCAAAAAAGGTTTTTCTGTGTGTTATGTATATTTCTCCGAGAAAGCATTTCATATATTGTTGGGGTTTTGTCTTTGTATTTCAGCTTTAACCTGTTCGTTAAGTTTTCTAATTGCTTCGATCCCGTATTCTGCAACAATGAAATGATCAGTTCCAGATATTTTAAGACCAAATTTAAATCCTTCCCACCAACATAGTAAATCTGATAAGTTGTGCGAAAATAGCTCTGCGTTGGGTATAGGAACTGTTGTTATCTTGTCTGCCATTTTTTAGTTTTTTATTTACTACTTATTGTTGTCTCTACCGGTTCATACCACTCGTTTCTTGCCTTTCTGCCGCTTACATATGTCATTTCAATGAAATACAATTCCAACTTAAACCGATGACCGCCTCTCTTTGGTTGCTTTTTATCTGAATCCCATTCCCATACATGGACAATTCTCTTTGCTTTCTCTGGTTGTCTGAAGGGGTTCCAATTCGAATATCTGCTTCTTATATTAGCGATATATTCCGTAGCCTTATCAGCAGCCTTTTTCTCTACTCCTTTCTTTGATTTAACATCAATGTACTCGAAGGAGCCATTCCCTTTACTATCGCAGAATCTTATTTGATATTTAGTCATAGTTTATTTATTGATCTGTATTTATGTATTGTAATAAAATATCAGGAATGCGTTTCTTTTCTTTATACGCAATAAATGGGTAGATTTTTTGGAATTTAACTACTACCTCATCCCAGCAAGATAGGTCGCTTAATCCTATCATACAAGTATCGAGATTATGGTGGCAATCTGCGCAAAGTTCCACCCAGTTTTCGGGATGTGTTGCTACTGATGGAAACATGCTTTTGCGCTTTGCCAGAATATGTGCTATTGAAAATCTGAAATATTCATGGCTTTTTTTGAATGATGGCTTGCCACAGTTTTTACATACCCCTTTCATTTCCTTACGGCGATCCTGAAACCACCGTTCTTTTTCGGCGCTACTGTCTTTCTTTGCTTTTTTATCTTCAGATTCCTGCTTTAATTTCTTTGCGCTTTTTTTGGGGATATTATATTGTTTTTTAGGTTTAGGCTGACCTGCGGCTTCTTTTAAGGCTCTAATCTCTCGCAATCCCATTATATAATCTTTAAAAATAAACGTATACGCAACCACTGGAATTTAAAGAAAGCCGAGAATTTATTTTTTGGCTGGCTATAAGGGTAGCACGTTATTGTATCTAAACACACGCCCGGTTTTGTTTTTATTACTATAGCCGTGCCGCCGTTTGAATGAGTCTTTATGTAGTCCCATTTCCTTAATTGGCTACCGGTTACTGTAATTGTTAATATTTTCCCCATTGGTTTTATTGAAGTGACCGATATTTCAGTCAAAAGTGCCTTAAAAGACTGAAATATCGGTCATATTGAGTTTTATTCTGATTTTTCACTGAAGTCGATAATCTCGGTTGGTATTTGCCGTTTAGACTGTCTTGCTACCTGCAACTGAAGATTGATGGTGCGTACTATTTAGCGGCCTTGGGTTGCTATAGAGTCTGCTGCACCGGCATCCATTTTACCATCCTTAACCTGATTTAGTGTATCCCATAGCACGTTTTTCAAGTTAACTGCCGTAAGTTTGTTTTTAACATCTTTTGCCATAACCTTTTTCTTTTTGATGTTGATTTGTTAAATAATTTATTTTCTTTTTTTGCCTCCCGAGCATCGATTACGTTTTCAAGCTCCTTTAAAACTACTGCCGCTTCCCAGAAAGAGCCGTAGTTTATTTTTGCCCGGTACTGCTCATCGTACTTTTTTTTGCGCTTTTTATATGCAGGCTGTCGGCAGTATTCTACATGCTTAGGCATTTTAATCCTTCTTATTTCTTTGTATTTTTCTGGATTATTAGCGTAATCAATATTGAAATAAACGGCATTCTGAAGACTGTGGAGCATCCTGTCATCTTCGGTCATGGATACTCTCAAAAGCATATCGTACCACATTTTAACAGCCTTTTTTTCTTCTTTTGTTTCACTGCTCCTTCGCCCCAATGTTGAGTGTTTTTTGCAACAATAAACATTAAGGCCGACCTTATTAGCTCTGTTAAAGTGGCCTGTATGTATTTCAAATTTATTTCCGCAGTAAGCACATGTCGCCTTCATTTGATATTTGCAATTATATCAATGCAAGAATGATAAAAATGTACGCTCAGTAAACCGGCTTAAAATACCTGTATTTTTGGGTGCGTCTGGAATATGTGCCGGGAATCGCTTCTTAAACTCATCAGCTTCGTTGTATTCCTCGAAGAATGTATTTTCATTTGCGATAACTTGCATAGTGCCGTTTGAGTGAAGCGTGGCATTTATAATATTATATAACCCCGGCTTAATGTCATCCGGAACCGTGATATTCTTTATAGTGGCTTCCTCAGGAAGTGGAAGGCCGTCTCCCGTTTCAAGCTTATTTAAGATGTTTATATTTTGTGTAGGACAAAAATACATTACCATTTTGCCAAAAACGCTTTCAATTCTAACCGGAGATATATTAGCAGTTACAGTATCCCCATGCTTCAAATCAGCCTCATTCATTCTGTGTTTTAGAACATGTGGCTGAGAGTACTGTGTAAGGACTACATCAATCTTTTTTTTCATGATTTGAGTTTTTAGATTTTAATTCTATTTTTGTTTTGTTAATCTTTTCTTTTATTGCTTCATTGCAAAAGTATGTCAATAACATTCCTGTCTTTTTACATAACTCTTTTGCCTCTTGTGCTACCCCCGGCTCAACCCGTATAGAGCCGTATTTGTTTTTTACTTTCGCCTCTTTCATGACGCTAAAGTATACAAAGTATACGAAGATGCAAAAAAATATCTTTTGTTTTGAAAATTATTGTTAGTTTTGTGGAAACTAAAAAGACAAACCATGATCCGAGAAAATTTAATCCCACTTCCCATCCGTGGCCATATTAAGAAGAACCGCAAAAAGAACCCACCAACGCTTGATGAAATCCTTTTAGATGTTTGCAATTCTTTTAACGAACCCATTGAGGCCGTATTGGGCAAAAAACGAAAAGAAGACCTCGTTAAATGCAGGCGTATTTACTTCTACCTCGCAAACGTACTTACGAATGAATCATGCGATGCAATAGCCGGAAAAATAAATAAGGATCACACCACCTATCTATTTCACATAGAAAACTGTGCGGATTGGTTTAGGATTGGCGAACCTAAATTCATGTCGCAATGGGACACTTACGTAAGTAATACCTTGTTATTTGGTAAATATTTTAATCAAACAAAAAACACACATGGCTGAATTAAAATGGGAAAACATAAAGCATGATCACGGCTTCAGTTTGCGCAGGGCAAAAATATTCGGAGGTTGGCTTGTAGCTTCTATTGATGAAGTTAGAAGCCCAATTAACACCGGTTATAATCAGCCAGATTACACAGAAGGATACGAATGGAGAACATCATTAACATTTGTTCCTGACCCTAATCATGAATGGAAAATATAATAAACCATGACAGAAGAATCATATAAGCATGCCAGAATAATAATGAAAAAGGCAAACATGTGGCGAAGTAAAATTATTATAGCCGAAAATGGCGTTGCTAAATGGCAAGAAAAAGCCAGAAAGCATAAGGCGGATAAGAGGCTCATTAGCCATGAAGCTGCAATATTAAATGTTAAATATTTTGATGCGCAACTTCAAATGGCAAAATCGGAATTTGCTGCATTGCAATTCATTTGAATTTATATATAAAACAAACTTAAATTATGGCACGTACAAAAAAATCGGTTGAAACAACTAAGCCAAAAAGAGCTTACACCAGAAGAGTAGATACATTAATTCCGGACAACGAAATTGAGCTATTGTCAATTATATGCCAATCATTAAATGGCATGTCTGAAGATGGCAAAAAAAGATCAATGCAATTCTTGTGTAGTAAATTCAATCAATATTTGCCTAACAACTAAGCCTCAAAAAATGAACGATAAAAAATTAACAGTTAAGATAACGAAAAAGCAACATGAGTTTTTACAGTTGCTTCAGCATGAAGATGCGGCAGATAATCAATCAAAGGCTGTACAATGGTGTATAGACGCCTGTATTAAAATTGAAAAACTATACGGCATTGATGCTTGTTATATTTCGTATAACGACATAAGATTAAAAGAAAACCAACCTTAATTAAAGCCCATGACACAAACAGCAGCAATCGCACAAGCGCTACTAAAAGGAGAAGTTATAAGTATAATGACCGCATTCAGGCAATTCGGATGTACTAATGCCCCTCGGGAAATAAGTAGAGGCATAGAGAAGAAGTTTGGCGTAGAGGTTAGTAAAACCCCAGTAAAGTTTAAATCAAAATATGGCAGGGAAGGTGTTTATTTAAAATACCGACTAAACCAAACAGATTACAATGCCGAAGGTATTCAAAAAATGATAGAGTATGTTAAAAAGAATACCGATAAATCAGAACAAAAAACAGAATCTCAAATAAATAAACTTTTCTAAAACAACATGAAACAAACTATTAACGTCCCTGTGGCAGACATACGGTCACTCAAAAAAAATTCAGCGCATATCAAAAAGAATGGCATTATACCTATTCTTGATTATATCAAATTTAACAATGGGACAATCACTAAGACAAATCTAAATGAGTTTGTAGTTCAGGAGTCAACTTTCAATGGGTCATTTCTTATTGAAGAAAGAGTTCTATTTAATTTTATTGAATATACGAACGCATCAGATATATCATTTCATGTAGACGGCGGCAAAAGAATAACCATTTCCGATGGGTCTCAAAAAACCACTTCCGAGCAGGGCGATATTGCCTTGTACCCGGTAACAGAAGAACCGCCAACAGAAACAGTTACGTTAACAGATACAATCCTTAAATTGTTTGGCGCAGCAGCTAAATATACAAAAGATGAGCAGTATGATCTTATTATATCTCATATATTTATAGGCGACGACTCCATATTGGCATCAGACCGGTTTATCGCTTTCTATAGAAAGATTGATCGGGTATTGCCAAAAACAGCCATTCCTAAAAGTGTTGCCGAAAGGGTAAGCTCAATAGACCCAGCGGAGTTTTCACAAACCGAAAAGAAACTTTTTTTTAAGGCCGGGAAAGTCCTTTATGGTTTTCAAAAAACTGAAGCAACTCACGTTGATATGCGTAGCTTTTTTAACTACAACAAGACCACTTATTTCCATGCCCCTAAATCAGAGCTGATAGCGTTTAATGAAATGAGTTTGGCTATGTCAAAACAGAAACTATGCCACCCGTATTTAGAAGTAGTTAATGGGAAATTGTTAATGTCAGCCGTTAATAGTGATTATGGTGTGGATAATGAAAAAGAAATAGATGTTATTGGCTCAATGGGTGATAAATTTAATTATGATGCGGTTATCCTTAACCGTCTATTAAAGACTGCACCGGATGAAGAACTGACTTTTTGCCGAGTAAAAGGCATGATGTACATTACCGGCGATTCTGGATTTACTTCACTTATAATGGAATTATTATGATACAGTTTAACTTGGAAAGAGCCAAACAAGGGGTGCCAATGCATACCAGAAAAGGGGTTGAAGCAAAATTAATTGCACATCTAAATGGGGGCCAGCCTGCTCCTATATTAGTAGAGTTAGGAGGTGCCTCAGTAGAGAATTATTTTTTAAACGGGAGGCATAACGTGTTTCATGAAAGCGAGTTTGATTTATTTATGAAATACTAAATAAAAGCCGGTTGCGAATTCTGGGGGGGGGTGTAAATTTTTACACCCCCCCCTGTTTTGCATAAACAGATACGGCCATTGTGAAAACAATTTCCCAAAAGGGAATAAATATCCACAATTGAGAAATATAATTTGAAACATCGATTAACCACAATAATTTAGCCGTATAATTTTTATCTTAATGAAAATAACCCCGGCTAAGGCATTAAAAATACAGTTAGAATACAATGCCGTCGTAGAAGCCCTAAAGCGCACAAATTTCAATCAAGGCAGCGCGGCGAACATATTAGGCATCACTCGCAGAACTATATACAATCGAATCAGAAGGCACAACAAGCTAACAGGGCAACAAAAAGAAGACGCCATGAACATGGTAAAATAACCCCTTAATCCAAAATTTAAAATGGCAAAAGACCCTGCGTTTTTATTTTACCCCGGAGATTATATTTCAGGTACAATGTATCTTGATTTTGAATGCAAAGGGGCGTATATCGACTTGCTAATGTTGCAATTTCAAAAAGATCATATGTCGATACATATGATAAAACAAGTGTTAGGTCACAGGCATGAACATATATGGCCACAAATAAGTGATAAGTTTCTTGTGAAAGAAGGTAGATACTGGAATGAGAGGCTTCGTATAGAGAAGTATCTACGCTCAAACTATTGTAATTCAAGGAAAAACAACAGAAATGGGGGTTCACATAAATCACCACATAAGAACAATCATATGTCATCTCATATGGAAGATGAAAATGAAGATATAAATGAAGATATAAATACAGGATTAAAGCAGGGTAAAAATATTAATTCAAAAAACAATCATATGACAAAAAACGACCAACTTAAAGTAGCATTACCTTTCTCAGAGCCAGAGTTTATTGAAAAGTGGGCCGAGTGGATAGATGAACGCAGTAAGAAAAAAATTAAATCATATACTGAAAGAGGGGTAGTTAGAGTCTTAAACGAGCTTAAAGAGATGAGTGGGGATGATTATCAAATTGCAATAAAAATAATTGAGCAATCTCTTAATAAAGGATGGCAAGGTCTTTTTGGGTTAAAAAATAATTATAAAAATGGAACACATCAACAACAATCTTCAACGGTTGGCAAAACGATTGAATTTGATCGGCCCTGATGATGCTATTGAAGAATACATTCTTACTCCTGATGAAGAAGCTAAAATTATTGAACATGAAATAAGATCGGCAAAAGAACATTGCGCATGGAAGATGAGGGGTATTTTGAAAACAGAAGATGAAATTGATTTTAAAATATCTCAAATTAATTGGGATGAAAAAATAGACAAAGACTTTATTCTTCAACGCGCAAATTCAATAAAGCATTATGATAAGTGGGTGAAAGAACAGCGTGTAAAAGATGTTTTAGAAGAGGCGAGAAAATTAAAGGAACTACAAGAAACATGGACAGCCGCTAATATTTATAAATTAATGGCGTGGACAAGTCAAAATGAGTTTGGTAAAAAACTCATAATAAAAGAAAAGAATGGCAATGACTTCACTAAACTTATTACGGCTCTTTGCTTTTTTGTTTCCAGAGATAATAGGTTTGAAACAGAGCTTGGATATTCTTTTAAAAAGGGGCTATTGATACGTGGTGTTTCTGGATTAGGCAAAACACATCTTGTGAAATGTATTTGCAAAAACGGGTTCAATCCGATTTTGATTTTGAGTATGCTTGAAATTTCAGATGAGATAAGATTGAACGGGGAGGTTAATATCCGCTTAGATGGATATGGTATTTTGTATTTAGACGATGTAGGTACTGAAGAATCATCAGCAAAGCATTATGGCAATGTGATAAACTTTTTCAAAAATTTCATAGAGGGGACATACTTAAGAAAGCAGACTTTTAACCATATTATGATGAGCACAAATAATTCTTTTTTAGAATTAGAACAAAAGTATGGGTTTAGAGTTAGGAGTAGGATAAAGGATATGTTTAACATTATTGATGTAACAGGAAAAGATATGCGCGGATGAATCCAGTTGAAATAGGAAATAAACAAACGGAATACATGTGGGAGTTAGGCAGAAAGCATGTGCGCGATTTTGAAAATAATAACATTGCTTTTACCGAATCAGTTATAATGTTAACAGGGACAAGAAAATTATTGGTATGGATATATTGCCTTCTTGTTAATTATGGCAAATTAACGGCTATTGAACTTTTAGAAAAAGAGGTAAAAGAAAAAATGTGGATATTCGTTAAGGATGTGTGCAGCGGAAAAACAGATGACATACAACGAATGAAAGAAATCGCAAAAGCGTTCTATGTGATTGAATTTTTTATAAATGAAAAATGATAACAAATGTTAAAAATGGTAGCAATTGGGCATCTTGGTAAAGACGTTGAAGTTAAATATCACGGCACTGAAAGCGTTTTGAATTTCAGTGTAGCCCACACAGATAAATGGAGAGACAACGGCATACAAAAAGAAAAAACTACATGGGTAAGCTGCTCTTGGTGGGTAGAAAATACAAATATTGCTCAATATATGAGGAAAGGTACTCTGGTGTACGTAGAGGGAATACCTGAAGCTAAGATATGGAAAAAGAAAGAAGGGGAGCCGCAGCCGTATTTGAATTTAAGAGTATTCTCTCTTCAGTTATTGAGTAGCGGCAGAAGAGACGATAGTACGCAGAACCAATCACAAGCACAATCAGCACCGGCAAGCAGTGATCAAGGTTATAAGCCGTTTGGCGATCCCCCAAATGCATCCACGGATGACTCTGACTTGCCATTTTGATATTTAAAAACCACACCAATGATTGTGAAAATAAATTCAGAAGAAGAACTTATTCAGGTTGCTGAAGAACTAATCCATGTAATAACCAACTTGCGTAAGTTTACTTTACTATGGGAGAAAAATTATGGCGTAGTTCTGAAGCAGCAAAAAAAATATTATGAGAAAAAGGCCGATGAATTAATTGAAAAACTAAAAGTCGGAGTACATAAAGACCCGAGAGAAATTAATATTGAAATAAAAAAACAAAGTTAAAATGTTACACGCATTAAAAACAGAAAGGCCATTTTTCGCTGAAATTATTTCGAACAAAAAAACATTTGAAGTTAGAAAACATGATCGCCCGTTTATGGTTGGCGATGATGTTTGCTTGCAGGAATGGGATACTGAACTGAAGCAATATTCAGGGGAAGAATGGTATGGCACAATAACGCACATTCTTGCAGATGATAGATTTTGCAAGAAGGGATTTTGCATTTTAAGTATTAAATCAAAAGAGTCAATTCAAATAAACTAAGTTATGGGATTTAATAAAAGAAAATGGTGGTACCTTAAAAATAACCGATCTATTTCAATAGAAATATCCGGATGTATGATGCAGCGCTTTATTTTTGGCATTCAATGATGAAAAGTAGAGAACGCTACGGGCACTCAAAATGGACTCCTAAATCATTTTCAAAACAATTACAAACACTAAAATAAAATGAGATCACTTCTTGATGTTAAATGATATAAGAACACGGAGATATAAAAAATAAAACATGAAAAAAAATTGTCCTATTTGCAATAATCCGGCCCCTTTAAGAATTGTAAAACAAAACACAGAGTATTGCCAATGCGAATCCTGTAAGGTTGTTTTTAGTGACCCTATTGATCAAACAGGGTTAGTAGGTGGGCAACATCACGAAGGCAGAAATGTAACCCAAAATCCAATACGCATAGATCGTATAGCTACTATGACCAACGGCATAAAAAAAGAAGATGTTCATGTTCTTGATTTTGGCTGCGGTTATGGATGGCTTGTTAATGACTTGAATAAAGCTGGATATAATGCCGTTGGATATGATGCCTACAATGAAGATTTCATAAAGCTGCCCGAAAAAAACAAATTTCATGTTGTTACTTGCGTAGAGTGTATTGAACATTGCAGCAGCCCGTTCATGGAGTTGGATGTTATTAATCGTTCATTGGTTATGGGTGGCCTCGCATATTTTGAAACCGGCTTTCTGGATGTAGCAAAAAGAGATAATGTTGAACTTGAAGATTATGTATATTTGGCCCCCGAAGCCGGTCATAGCACTATCTTCTCGCACCATTCATTTGACCTTTTGATGTGCATGAAGGGGTTTATTCCCAAAAGGCACTTTGATGACAATTGTCGTTTATACGTTAAATTTAAAGATGTAAAATGAAAACAGGTATTACTGGAATTACGATGGGATGTGGCAATGTTAAGGTTCTAAGGAAAACATTCGAATCATTGTCAACAATATGCGACGAAATAGTATATGGCGATATGCTTCTTTTTGATGAAGATAGAGAGATATTGCAATCTTATCGTCACATATTCAACTTGAAAATAATACCAGTTCCATTCGACTATATCTTCCATAACGGGTTTAGCTCAATACTTAATATTTTGGCAGGGTGGGCATTTAATAGTACTATCCTGTATTTGAATACAAGTGAAATTATTGAAAAAGATAATGGCATTTTGAATATTGTATGCCCTGATTACAATTGTTATTACTTTGATCACGCTACCGATCCGCATAGATGGTTTAGATTCTATAACAGACACGAATTGAAATGGTCAGGCAGAATACATGAATCTTTGGTACCTATAGGGTACAGCGATTTTAGGCCATACCATAAGGCGGCGTTTCGTATGGCAGATTTGGAAAAAGACATGGATAATTCATTTAAAGCGCAAGTTTTTAACGATGTAAAGGAGATTGTGTATTTTAAAAATTACATGTCTATTGTAGATGATATAGATAACTTAGGGGGTACCGATCCGGGGTGGGTAAAATTCGCAACTGAAAACTATAACAGCATGAAGGAACGCTTGCTTAAAAAAGGGGATAGATATGCTGCGTTTGAGAGACGAGATAAGAATATGTATCTAAAAGACATTTATTCAAATAACGAATTTGAAAAACAAAGATTTGAAAGCAATATTGGAATTGAGTATCAAGGGAACCCTCTTTTTTTAGGCAAAAAAAATTAAAATGACCAGAGAGACAATTATTGAAAATTGCAGAAGATTGTTGGCATTCTTTAAAAGCAATGATTTATACACAGATAATTCATTTACTGGTGAAATTAGTTGCTCTGGTTTATTGAAAGCGTATGCGAGAATATTGGACTATGCTGGCGCTCCGGCCTCATTCATGTCGAGATTGTATCTTACAGGCATAGAATATGAAGAGTTTGTTAAATATGCTGAATCGTTAAACACGTATAAGGTTGTTTCATGGCCAGATGTAACTGCTATTACATTTGATTATGACGGGTACAAATGGGTAGTTGAAAAAAAATAAACATAAAATGAAGTTTAGCATAATTTTATGCCACTGGAAGACAGGCAAAATGACAGCCTATACTGTTGCGCAAATATTAAAGTATAAAGGCGATCATGACATTGAAATACTCATATGCGACAACAACGCAGATGATGGGAGTATAAAATATCTTGAACCATTCAAAGATCAAATAACCGTGTTCCCGTATCCTAAAGATAAGCTGCAATCACATGGCATAGGGTATGATGTGCTATTTGAAATGGCCTCCAATGAATGGGTTATATGCATGGAGAGCGATAGCTTCCCAACTAAGGAAGGTTGGCTGGATTATTATTTGCAATTCATAGACTCTGGTTGTGATGCTGCTGGTTCTCACCTTGAATTATCTGGTGGCGCTTATATGCATCCGGCAGGTGCATTATACAGAAGAGGCGCATGGCTTGAAGCAGCTTTGTATTGCAAAAATATAGAGTATTTTTATTTCCCGAATATGGCTATGAAGGAGTCTTTTGCTTGCCATATTATGGTTCATAAAAGCATAGTCAATAACTTTTTGATTTGCCCGGAAGATTATATTGAGTTGTCTGAAGGATATAAACCATATTTCCCGCAGAAGGCAGAGCAAAAGGCTACTCACTACATGCCTGTTGTCGGGCCTATGCATAACGGCATGGGAAGATTACAGGAATCAGTAAGAACATATGGGCAACGAACATACTCTGATGATGTTCCGAATTTACTATTGGATAATCGGGCAAAAATAATATACAGAATTGGGTACGAACCGGGCCAATGGTTTAACTATTGGTTATTGGCAAATAATAAAAAGATTTATAATATCCCAACAGAGGTTAGATGGTTGCCGGGAAAAGAAAGACAACAACAGGAAAGAACGATTATGGAGAATGGGTTAACGCATTTATGGGCAATATCTGCATATCACGATACGCAGCTTAATGATTCGGATGTTGCTAAAATAAAGCAAACCATCCCGGAACAACTTTACGAAACATTACCTAATCATCAAAAAATACCAGCATGAATAGAGGTAGTTTTTTGAGGCAAATAGTTATGATTGTGGTGGCACCAGATATTATTACTCAGCTTCAGGTAAAGCCACCGGGAGTACCAAACACAAGGAATCTACTTCAGAACATGAATTTTATTGTGCCAGATTATATGCCTAAGCTGATTGAAAAGTATGGTAATATTAATTGGACAGATGAATATGAATTATTAAAAAAAGACAAAACAGAAAATCCTAAATTATATGAGTGTTTCAAAGACGGCAACGGAAATTAAGAACATCAAAAAATAAAAATATGACACCAGAAGAAATTTCAAAAAGCAACCAAAAAGCACAACACGAATTATGGGTTAATATAGAAAAAATTGCCTGTAGAAAATTAGCTGTTCAGTACGCCCAAAGCACCGGTCAGGCTCATGTAACAAGTACGTTATTGGAAAACGCAGAAGAAATATATTTGTGGCTGATTAAAGATATTCAGTGATGGTGAATAAGGGAGGCCCCAAAAGACTTGACCTGATCGGCCAAAGATTCGGAATGCTTTTAGTAAAAGAAAAGATGCCATCAAATAACAAGGCAACAAGGTTTCTTTGTTTATGCGATTGTGGGAATGAAAAGATAGTTGTTGGCTATGAGTTGAATAGGGGGCATTGGAAAAGTTGCGGTTGTAATAGAACGCCAAGAACTACTTTCGAGTACAGGGAACATCCCTTGTACGATGTCTGGAAGGGCATGAAGGCAAGATGCAGGAGCAAAAATCATGCATCACATAAAAATTACGTAGACAAAGGAGTTCGTGTTTGTGATATATGGGATAAAAACTTTGTTTCGTTTTTTAATTGGGCTATAGAAAACGGCTGGAAGGAAGGACTTCAATTGGATAAAGACATTAAAGCTAATCAGTTAGGGGTAACGCCCGACTTATACTCTCCTGAAAGATGTTCATTTGTTACCGCCTCTGTTAATAATCAAAACAGGAGCAGCACTAAGTTATCGATACAACAAGCATACAACATAAGAGCATCATTAGAATCGGATAAGGCACTTTCAGAAAGATACAAAGTAAGCATTTCACATATTAAAAAAATAAAGCAAAATAAGAAATGGAAAAATTAGCCACATTCTCCCACACGGGAAATATCGGTGACGTACACGCGAGTATACCAGCAATGAATGAGTTTTATAGAAAGACAAAAAGGAGGATAATTCTTTATTTAGTCAAGGATATACCAGCGTTATATTACGAAGGGGCCGTGCATCCGACAAAATCAGAAGACGGTAAGCAGGTCATGCTAAATCAAAAAATGATCGATATGATGATCCCCCTGCTAATGGAACAGCCTTGTATAGCCGATGTTAAAACATGGGATGGCGAGGAAATTGAAGTGCCATTAGGGGCATTCAGAGATACATACGTGGGTATGCCTTCTTTTTCGATTAACCGGTGGTATTTCTACGTATATCCAGACATGGCATGTGATCTTTCAGGCGTATGGTTAAATGTACCTGATGCTGAAAAAGATTTCGCAAAAGGTAAAATCCTCATTACCCGGTCAGAGCGGTATTTGAACCACAACATCAACTATTCATTCCTGAAGCCTTATGAAGACGATTTGTTGTTTTGTGGCACAATGCGCGAATACAATGTGTTCACCATGACCCATGATCTGAACATAAGGAAGCTGAATGTTAATAACTTTTTAGAGCTTGCACAGGCTATTAAGCAGTGCAAGTTTCATATTACAAACCAAACGCAGGCATTTCAATTATCGGAAGGGCAAAAGGTTCCCAGAATATTAGAATTGTGCGGGGCTGCTCCTAACTGTATTCCTATTGGTGAAAAGGCGTATGATTTTTTTGCACAGGAGGGATTAGAGAGTTACTTCCATGAATTAAATGGAACATCGAAACAGTACTATGAAAAGGTTAGGGAAAGAATAAAAAAAACCGCCCAGTAGAGCGGTTTTTAATTTTAAGCGTTGAAGATGGTAACCAATTGGGCCAATGTTTCAGCCACATAATAAAGGTGCCCGGTAGAATTGGCGGCAGCACTGGAAGGAACGGTTATTAACGAATAAACGTTATAACCAGAACTTAAACTTCGAGCAGGTGAATCGGAACAATCACTAAGCAGGCATCCTTGTGTTGGGAATGCGAATTTCTTAGGAGCATTACGATCCATTACTGATTGATCCATTTGGTACACGTTCAACAACGCGGTTACATTACTTGCCATTTTAGGTATATATTAAAAAGTTATCTAATGTTGATAGTAAAATTCTATCAGTTTTTGTGTATAATTAAGATTTCAAATATCTTTGGATACCAAATAGGTATCAATGGCAGATAAGAATAGTACCCACAAGAAATTCGGCATATCCCTCAATTGGTGGATATACGAAAAACTAAAACTCTACGCAGATGATAATGGCATGTCTATTCGGGCTGCGGTAAGATTTATTATCAATCAATTTTTTAAAAAAACAATATGAACAAAAAGACGTTGTACGGGCCTGATGCTCGTGCAAAATTGCTATCTGGCATTAAGAAGATCGCGGCTGCTGTGAAGGTTACATTAGGACCAATGGGCAGAAATGTATTAATATCACAAAGCATGGTTGTTGATTATGGGGTACATAACTTACCAATACACGTTACCAAAGATGGGTATACTACTGCCAAGGCATTTGAAGTGCATGATGATCCATTTGAGCAAGCGGGAGTTTTAATGATAAAGGAAGCATCCCAGAAATCAGTTGATCAGGCCGGTGATGGGACGACGACTACCGTTGTTTTAGCCGAGGCGATTGCTGAAAAGGGTATCGCCTTGATAAATCAAGGAGCTAATCCAATGGAATTGAAAAAAGAAATTGACAAAGCTGTTGGGCTTGTTGTTGATAGGCTAAAAGATGTTTCCACGCCAATAAAGGGGGATATAAATCGTATTCGACAAATAGCCACCATTTCAGCCAATAATGACCCGGAAATCGGGGAGTGGATTGCGAAGGCGTTTGAAAAGATCGGGGATGAGGGTATAATTGATTTGGAGCCAAGTAAAAGTGTTGACACTGAAATAAAAATCTCTGATGGGTATAAGTGGGAGCAGAGTTGGGTTTCTCCTTTATTTGTAAACAACAAGGAAAAGCAAATATGCGAGTTTGAGGAAGCATTGATTTTGATTTACCAAAACAGGATAAATCATCATACTCAAATTCAAAGAGCGCTTGAAATATCAATGAAACAAGGGCATCCGTTGTTGATAATATGCGAAGATGCTGTTGATGAGGGTCTTGCTTTTTTGGCCATGAATACTATTCAGGGTCGGGTACGGGTTTGTGTTGTTAAGGCTCCTGCTTTTGGCGAGGCGAGACGCTTGGAAATGGAAGATATTGCATTATTAACAGGGGGCTCCTATGTTAGCGATTTGCGTGGTGTCAATATAAAAGAAATAGAGCCAGCTAATTTAGGTTTCGCGAAAAAGGTTATCGTTAACAAAGAAGAAACTGTTATAATTGGCGGCGATACAGATAAGGATTTGCTTCAAAATTTGCTGGATGAATTGCGTATGAATTTAGCACAAGCTAAAAACGAAGACGAAAAATTTCCAATTGAAAAGCGAATAGCAAAATTAACTGGGGGCGTTGCTGTTATTCAGGTTGGCGCTGCTACGGAAACCGAAATGAAAGAAAGATTAGATCGGTTTGATGATTCAGTAAGGGCCACCAAAGCAGCCATTTCTGAAGGGTATGTGGCAGGCGGCGGAACAACATTGTTAAGGGTTAAATCTGGGAATGAAGTTGTTGATTCTGCAATGGAAATGGTTCTTAAGCAAATTTGCCTTAATGCCGGAACAGATGCAGAGCAAATATTAAAACAAGTTAAAGGGTTGGCCGGAAGTTTCGGATATAATGCAAAGACAGATGTTATTGAGGATTTGGTTGAGGCTGGTGTAATCGACCCAACCAAGGTGCTTAGGTGCGCTTTACAGAATGCAGCCTCATCTGCTGGGATGATCCTTACCTCCGAATGCCTTATTTGTGACACAATGTAATCTGTATAATATGAACAATCAACCAAAAGCAACAAATAATTGCGTTTTTGTACTTAGGGACAAGACAGAATCAGAAACATCTGGTTTATTGCTCCCATCTGAAGGGAAGGTTAAGCCTAACAAGGGAACGATATTCAGTATCGGGTCTTTGGTGAAAGACCATAATATAAAGAATGGGAAAGGCAAGAAAGCGCTATTTCATAAAGGGTGCGGTTTTGAAATAGAGTACGAAGGTCAAACATATTTAGTCTTACAAGGCGAAGAAATAATCGGTATCGTATATGAAACCAGTAAATAACAAGATAATTGTTCGGGTTGATATGAAGCAGAAGGATCGCATATCAATCGGAGGTATAACAGTAAGAACAGCCCTTCCTTTTGAACACAACTACCGGGAAAAAAGCCCGGTAGTTGGCGTTATAGTGCAAGGCAACACGTATATCAAGGAGGGGGACATTGCGATTTTTCATCATAATCACTTCTATCCTCCATCTCCATACTACCTTATGGATGACCTTTACAGTGTGCCGTTTAATAAAACCCTGTTCGGTGTTTTGGATACATTTGGCAACATAAAGCCTATGTGTGGGAATATAATTTGCAGGCGAGTTCCCATAGAATACGAAATACCGATCCCGGTAGAGCAAATGAAAACGCATATAAACCGGGTAAAAGTAATTAATGCTGGCCGAGCGCCATATCAATTTGAACAGCTAATTTTCCATCGCCCAAACGCGGCCTACGACATTGTGTATAACTGGAATGGTATAGAGAAAAGGGTAACCAAAGTTCATGAGGACATGGTAGTGGGGATGATTTAATTAGAAATTTAACTAATTTTAATTAAATTTCAGCAAAAATGCCCGATATATATAATGACACGTCCAATCCCCAGTTCACCGATCCGCTCTTAGGTAGGTTTTTTTTATCCCCGGAAGAAAAAAGAAATAAGGAAAAAGGAAAGCTAATTGTTAAAGCTTTTCACTCACAGCAAACATCGGATGATACGAGTCTTAACTATTTCAAGATGCGTAACGCCCGGTGGATTGAACTGCTTCTTTGGTGCAAGGGTAGTCAAAAAATGAATGAATTTCTTGACTACATAAATGTATCCGACGCAAACAAATCATATATTAATATCGATTATACCCAGAGCAGGATTGCGGCCCAGTTCATGGGGACTTTAATAGAAAGCATGGCCAAGAATAAAACTTATCCATGCGTTACGGCTATTGATGATGGGTCTATGACCGAAAAAGAGCAACGAGTGTTTGAGGCATTATACCGGATGCATGATGTTGATAATATCAATCAGGCTCAGGAAGCCACCGGTCTTATTTTAGAGCCGCCAAACGCGTATGTTCCGGATGATGAAATGTCTGCTAAAGTGCATTTTGAATTGGAAGACAGATTGCCAAAAGAAATAAAGTTTGAAAAATTTCTTAATAAAGTTCAAAATGATATTAAGTTCGAACGCATACTTAACAGGAAAACGTTATTCGACTTAACGGTACTCAACTTCGGGTGTACAAAAATTGAACGATGTGCGCCAAAAGAATACACTGTTAGGAAATGTATTCCAACAAATATGGTGTATGACTTTTTTCTTAACGATAGCGGGGAGCATGAAATAGCAAAAATAGGAGAGTTCTATAATTTAAAAGTAAAGGATGCGAGATATAGATTGGGTAAATCTCCCGAGAATCCAAATGGCCTAACAGAGAAGGAAATATACGAGCTTGCAAAGCTGTCAACAAATAAGAATATTGGCACATTTAATTACATGTGGAATGATAATTACGCGTTCACTACATACAATCAAAGCAGACCTTATGACGATTGCTCAATACTTGTATTCGACTGCGAAATAAATTGTGGGGAAGATGTTTATTATGTTGAAAAAACAGATGCCTACGGGAAGACAAATATAACCCAGAAAAAATCAATCCCTTATCAGCAGACCACAAAGGATGGTCAAACTATTGAGCAGCCGAAGCCGGATAATGTAGAGATTTTAAAGAGGCAGAAGAATACATGGATGAGGGGCATATATGCTCCTTACGGAGATAAAATGCTGTATTGGGGCCAACCCGATATAATAATTACACCATATACAAAGGTATCAAAGCCGCTGTCTTCGTACACTGTTAATATCCCAAACAATGATGGTGAATACGTTCCGGGGTTGTTTGAGCGCGGCATGGAAGTACTGCGGGAATATCAAACAACTAAATTAAAAAGAAAGCAACTTGTTGCAAAGGTAAAGCCATCTGGGATACGCATTGACGTTGAAAGCGCTCGTAATTTAGACTTTGGCAATGGGGATACGATTGAGTGGGAAGAAGTTGTTCGCATATATGATCAAACCGGGAATGAATTGTGGAGTAGTAAAGGAGTCGATCCTTTGCAGCGGGAAACGCCGCCACTTAGCAATACGGTTCGTGACGAAAGTATTGACAAGATTATTGGGCTAACAAATGTCTTGGCCGGTCAAATAATGGAGCTTAGGCAACTTTGGGGTGTGCCACAATACAGAGATGGTAGCGACGTTGGCGATAGAACGCCTGCCAAACTTGCTGAAGGGCAAAACGAAAGCTCATTTAACGTAACAGATTTTATATTAAACGCAAATAATCAGCTTTGGGAAGAAACATTTTATAAGTTATGTCTTTTGAAATGGAATGATATTGTGAAGGAAGAACCTGAGTCTGAAAATGACATGATTAATACCAGATTTGATTTAAAAGTTAAAACCAAGTCTACTGAGTATGAGAGACAACGATTAGAGCGGGATATTGATCGGTTCAGTCAAATGCCAGATGCGCAAGGCAACCCTTCAATTACACTGAAGGATGCTTTGATGATTCGTGAGATAATGGATGAATATAATTACAAGCTGGCTAATTGGTATTTAACCACTACATATGAAAGCAATCGCAGAAAAGCGATTGAGGATAGTCAAAAGTTGCAGCAGCAAAACGCCCAGATTCAGCAGCAAAGTTTGCAAATGAAAGCAGATTCGGATAAGCAATTGCAGGCTGAAAAATTATCTGCCGAAAAGGACATGGAGGATTTCAGGGTGTCTAAGCAAAAAGAACTGGAATTGCTTAAAGGCGTGTTAGCAAGTGCAGCTAAAGACGAAAGTGGTCAAATGATAAAAATGTTCTTGCCTGCTATTCAGCAATTGGTTCCTAATATAACAATACCTCTTGCCAAAGAGAATCAGGAAATGGAGGAAGCCCTGATTGAAGAAGAACAAGAAAAGCAACAACAGGCGCAGATGCAGCAACAATTAGCACAAATGCCACCCGAACAACAGCAACAGGTTATGCAACAAATGCAGCAACAAGAAATGGCACAGTAGCATGGGAGTATTACACATACAGGGAATAGATGCAGAGTACAGAGAATTAAGAAAGGCTTCGGTTACGGAAGATGGCGAGTACATTGAAGGGGAAGAAATAATGTATTCTGACCTCCCTCAATCGGAGCAATTTTTCCGCAGAACGGAAGTCCCATTTACTGATGACGATATTGTAGCTATCGTAAACAAAGAACATACATATACAGACGTACAGAAAAAATGGGTTGAAAGAGAAAAAGACAGAATGACGCATGGCATCTATGCCATGATAAATGGAGTATTGACGTTTATTCCCGGCTCCATGTATGGGTATGTTAATTATTGGACTCTTGAAACCGGGGATAGGCCTGACTACAGAAACTGCACAAGAAAAATTTTCATTTTAAAAGAATATTTATTAAGAGATGATATACCGGTGTTAGCAATGACACGCGGTAAGTCTCGCCGTAAAGGGGCCACAACGGAGGGTACGTTTTTTGAGTGGTGGATATGTGGCCGCAATAAAGAGATGATTGGAGGGATGGTTTCATATAATGATGAATCCATTAAGAAAATATTCCAAATGCTTTTTCTTCGCGGTTTCAGGGCCATGTTGCCTTGCTTTGTAGAAGACATGGATGGTAGTAGTGATACATACGTGAAATTCATTAAGCCCACAGAAAAAAAGAAAAAAGGCGCTAACATAAAAAGGGAAGGGCTTAATAGCTACATCGACTACCAGCCAACAACACTCAATAGTTATGATAGCGGTCGCTTATCTTATTTCTTAGGAGATGAGTGGGGGAAATGGGAGAAAGTAGATGTTAATACATATTGGAGTAAAGTAAAGTCATGTCTAAGAAGAGGTAAGAAAAAGGTAGGCTTTGCGTATATACCGACAACAGTTAATCCAAAGAAAAAAGGCGGCGAGAATTTCAGGAAATTTTGGGATGCCGCCGATCAGAATGAAATAAACCCTAAAACAGGCAAGCCATATGGTATACATACACCAAGTAAGGTTGTAAGGATATTCGACACTGCCCTTGAAGGGTACGATGGGTGTATAGATAAATTTGGCGAAAGTGTTATTGATGATCCTGTCGAGCCTGTATTGGGTAACGATGGTTGCTGGATTACCGAAGGCTCACGGACAATAATATTACGTGAACGAGAAGGGCTAAAGGATAAAGAGCTAATGGATCATCGAAGGGATTACCCACTCGATGAATACGACATGTTCGCGTTCGAAACAGGAACATGTGAATTTAATGAGGAAAACTTCATAGAGCGCATAGAGTTTTTAAAAAAGAATCCAGAGGTGGCGTTTTGGAGACAAGGAAGATGGGATGAAGATTATGATAACGAAGAAAAGAAAATAATTGTAAAATGGGTTGACGATAAAAGTGGGCCTTGTTGGATCAAAGAGCTTCCAGTAGAGCCTAATTTGTATAGGGATAGCAACGGCACCATAGAACCTGAAAATACGCTGATGTATAGCGGCGGGGCAGATACATATAAAAACATCTTTGCGGACGGGGGATCGGATGGGGCTATATGTGTGACTAAAAAATCATGCATTATAGATGGCAAAGAAACCGGGCTAAGGCCTGTTTTCTTTTTCTTAGATAGGCCAAAATTAATAAAGCAATTCAACCGACAAATGTTCCTGACTTGTTTGTTTTTTGGGTGTAAAATGAATGTTGAAATTGATGCAGGGACATGGTTCTATGAAGATTTTTTAGAATGGGATGCGTTGCAGTGCCTTGAATGGACTCCGGCAGTCGATCTTACAAAGCCAAAACAAAAAATACTTCCCGGAACCCAATCTGGCAACCCATTTGAGCTTGCAAAGCAATTGGAGGTTGCCAAAAAGTATTACGACGGAGATAGCATGGTGGTGTACAACGGAAATGTACACAGGGTCGAATATATTCCTTTACTTGAAGACTCGATGCATTATAACCACTCCGAACGAACGCCATTTCACCTTACCGTTAGCTTTATGATGAGCTTATTGCCAATGTTAGGCAGGCCGCGACCCAGAGGCGGCGACAAGCCAAAGACAAAACCAAAGCAAATACTACGCACATACAGGGCGAAACTCAATTAATTATACGTTTATATACAATGAGGGTATCACTTTGATACCCTATGCTTATTACTCCAAAAGAAACTGCTGGATATAAAACTAATTTTACTGCCATAAAACATTCCCAATCAATATGGCAGACAATGTTAATGAACCTGTAGTAGTACATCAGTCTACGGAAACAGTACAACCAGATTTTAAGACGGAATTAGCACAGCAAATGGCATTAAGCCTTAATGGCGGCATGCCCCCTGCTTCTACTGAAAATTCAGAAAGTTCAGATGTTTCACGTGGAATAGAAAGCGCCACTTCGTCAACAGATGGCGCAGGCGCTTCCGCAACAACCGTTGCGTCTAATCCATTCGATCTTTTTAAGGAGAAATTCGGATATGACACCCCGGAAGCAGCAGTAAAAGACATAGAGGACTTGCGAGCTTTCAGGGCAGCGCCTCGGCCACAAGAATTTCAGGTGCCCGATGATGAAAGTGCAGCTTTTTTGAGAGCTATTGCTAAGGGGGATAGAAAAGAAGTTTGGCAGCACTTGGATCGCGAAATGAGGCTTGAAAGTCTCATGACCGGCGAAGTGACAAAGGAAACGGCAGCAGACATTGTGAAAATGGGGATGCAGCTAAAATACAAAGACCTCACCCCCGATGAAATAAACTACCGGTTTGGTAAGCAATTTTCAATCCCGCCAAAACCCGCACAGAATGTTGGAGAGGAAGATGCCGAGTATCAGGAAAGAATATCCAACTGGCAGGATCAGGTTACGGAAAAACAAATGGACTTGATGATTGAGGCTAAATTAACAAGGCCCGATCTCGAAAAAGCAAGAACGAAATTCTCCATCCCAGATATAGAAACTCCTACCGATGAAGGCTATATCCAATATAAGAAAATGTTGGAAGAAAAAGCTAAGTCGGATTTGGAGACAAAAGAAGCTTATAAATCTTTGACCCCAAAGGCTATCGAAACTAAGATCAATTTTAATGATGAAGCCAATAAAATTGCCTTCGAGTTTCATTACGAGCCAGATGCGGAAGGATTTTCAAAAGCTGTAGAAACTGCGTGTGACGCTGATAAGTTTTGGCAGACATTTACTAATTCGGATGGAAGCCCGAATAGACAATTGTTTTTGGATGCCATCTATTATGCCAATAATAAGGATAAAATTATTATGGCAGCAATCAATCAGGGGAAAAACGCAGCTATAAAGGCAAGTTTGCCAGATAATACACAAGGCGGCTTAGTAAGGCAAATAGCGCAAACGCAAGAGCCAAGTGAATTAGATAAGCAAATGAGGGCTTCGTTGAAGGGGTACGGAGGGTATTAACAATAACTCCTAATTTTTTAATTTTTTAATATGCCAAGTGCTATAGTAAGAGGCGCAACCGGTCAGCCCGGCCCGGTGGGTTATCCACTCGGGCTAACAACCGGTATTTTTAATGACTTGAATTTTGTTATCCCTGATTATATTCCGGGTCTTATTGCTAAGTACGGTAACAACTCGTACATGTTGGCAATGGAGATTTTGGGCAGAACCAATATCGAGGAAACAAATACAACTACTAATACTTTTTCGCATTTTGAAAAGGGCCGTCCTTATGGTTCTGGTTTAGTGGCTACAACTGTTGCGCAGGGAGCAAGTGGTGCTGCTGTGAATGTGACACTTAAAAGCCCCCAATCCTATAATGATGGAACTGCCGGGACACAATCGCCGTTCCTTTTGAACCAGACGGTAAAATTCCGCTCAAATGGTTTGAAGTTTAAGGTTACCAATGTAACGCGAACCACAAGTGCCTTTGTATTGGAGCTTACCCCAATGGGGGCATATACTGTGCACTCTGGAACCGGCACAACTGTATTGGCTGGTGAGGGGCTGGAAACCTTCGGTAATCAGTTAGCTGGGGAGGCGTCCGACAGTCAGGGCACACAGCAGCAGAAGTTGTATCGTTATGACAACACTGCTACAGTTGCACGTGCTTCTGTTAAGGCGAGCGACTTGGCTGGCATGAACAAAACTCAGATTGATTTTGGTGGTGGTAATTATTACCTGCCATATTTGGCGGTTAAGACCATGAATGACCAAATGATGCTGAATATTGAAGATGCTGTAATGGAAGGGGTGCCTTACGCGAACATTTCCGGCACCGTTGGTACGGTGGGGGTTTTGCCTGATGTAATTGCACGTGGCTCTGAAGTGGATTATGTGACAAATAACTTCATGATTGGCGATTTTCAGAATTTCACCAATGTATTAGATGCGAATGGTGGCCCACGTGAATACCACTTCCTTCAGGATTTAAAGCAACGGCAGGATATAAACAACTTGCTGTTTGGTATTTATCGTAACGGAGCAATAAGTTATGGCAGCGTAGGGCAAAGTGCAGAAGCTTCTGTAAGCTACGGCTTCAAGAGTTTCTCTACTGATACTTTTGACTTCCACTTTCACCGTTACAAAGGGTTTACCGCACAGGCGGTTTTCGGGTATACTCCAACGGTAGGCGATTATCGGGCAAACTTCGGGTTTGGCGTTCCACAGGGCATGACACAGGATGCAAAAGATAGTTCTACGCGTCCTTATATGCAATGGGTATATCAGCAAAACCCGGATATACCAACTTCACAGCGTATTTACAGTTGGGATTTAGGTTATACAAAGCCTACAAAAACAACAGAGGCATCTAACAAATATGAACAAATCGCATATGTTGGATCACGTGTAACAGCAGCCGAGCAATTTTCTATATTAAAAGGTTTGATTTCTTAATCCGTAAGGGGCAATGCATGATGACATGTATTGCCCCTTATATAATTTAAAAATATGGCACAAGCTAATAAAGAGTTAGCCCCAAAAAAAGAGAAAAAGCGGCTATCTGCAACACCGCCTATAGCTCAACAGCAAACAATTGAAAAAGAAAGATATCCACTTGAAGCGGAATACTTAAGAATGGAATTTGACCCATTTAAGAAATATGTGTTTGAGTTGGCTACGGAAAACATTGAAAGAGAATTGCCTGTAATTGGCATAGTTGGGCAGAAAGCCCGTCCTGAGCCTCACAAACGGTTTAAGCCTTTTCAGAACATAGTATTCACATCGCAAGTGATTTGGAAGGGCCAGCGTCGGATAGTGAGATATTATGATGGGTGTAGCTCAATATTTGCAGACGAGCAACCAAAGGAGAGGGAGGATATTGAAATATTTATAAAATCAACAAAGCCTCGTAATTTTCTTGAAGGCAAGTTCGGATGTTATGGGGACGAGCGCATGTTGCTTTTGTATTTGAATATTTGTAGCTGGAACGCCAACAGCCCGTTTAGAACCAGATCGGCAGATGCCATCTTTGTGTCAGTTGATCCTACTTTGAGAATGTCAAAAGAAAATAAAAAACTCGAAGAGATTGACAAAGCAATGCAACTGGCAAAAGAAGCTACGGTTAAGAAAATGATGATTCATGCATCATATCTTGAAATACCTCTTTTTGATTTTGATTCTGAAAACGAATTGACACCAGAAGAAGTGCGGGTTCTTTATAAGAAGGAAGCAATTAAAAATGCAGCCAATTTTATAGAGAGCTATGGCAATAAGAGCATTGAGATGAAATATTACATTGAAAAGGCGTTGACAGAAGGGTTGATTTCAAATAAATTTAATCCTAATAAAGCGACATGGAGAGGTAGCAATAATGTGATTTGTGATATTTCTGGCATGAAATCAAATGAGGCGATTGGGCAAAAATTGTTCGAGTTCTCGCAATTGCAGGAAGGAGAAGATTTTGCGGTTCAACTGAAGGCGTTGTTTGATTAAGTTCTTTCATAAATATCATCTAAAATAAAGCCTATCCTATAGTGGTAGGCTTTTATTCTTTATTATGGCATGGAATGTTGATCAACTTTATGGGTTTCTTAGATTCTTACTAAGAAAAAATCAAAGCGGCAGCGTGTCGGCTACTGAGTTTTTTTATGCGTGGAATAGTGAGCAGTTGGCGTATTTTATGGATTTAAAAGGGAGATTTCAGGCCCGGAGCAATGGCAAGTCGGGGGCGAATACAGGGTTAATTGAAAACGAAACAATAGAGACCAAGTTATCGCCATTTACAAAAAATGACACTATTACAATAACTTCTGGTGATGGGCCTAAACCTTCTGATTTTTCATACTTACTTGCTCTTAGGATAAATGGCAAAGCCGTTTTACATATAAATAAAAACCAGATAGCTACTGTTAACGACAATGTAATTGATCCGCCATTAATTTCGGAGGACTGTTATTATTATACGCCTTACTTAAATAAGTACACCTTCTTTCCATCAACTGTAACCGAGGCGGAGATAGACTACATAGCTACACCTACAGATGTAGTTTGGGGGTACACGATAGTATCAGGAAGGCAAGTGTATAGTTCCGGGGCAAGTGTGCAGCCGCAATGGATGCAAGAAGATATCCTTGAAATAACCAAAAGAACACTTGATTCATTTGGTGTTTCGTACCACGACAATGACTTTACTCAATACGGCAAAAGCGTAATTAATACAGGAAACTAATGGCATCATTAATACCATATACAAAAAAGTTACTTGTTCAAAGGCTGAGACAAGACATTGCAAATGATTTCCCAGATGATGAGTTTTCGTTTTCTGAAAAAGAAGCATTGTTGCATATTGATCAGGCATTAGCTTACAATGCAGTAGGGCAAGTGTACGCCGGGGCTAAGGTGTTGGGAACATTGGAAGTGCCGGATGGATATATGACAAGATACGCCTTGTCTGCGCTCGTTCAAGATGCGGTTACGGGGGAATGGTATGCTACATTGCCTCAGCCGCCTGTGTCTTTACCATTAGGATATAGCATAAGCAGGGTATATTTCGCGAATGCCGCGAATGGCATCGGGCAAGAGATAGCTCTTATAAAAACAAAGAGGGCTGGGTATAGAAAAAACATGCCTCGACCGGCAGGGGCAGAGGCCATAATAAGAGGTGAGACTATTTATATTACCGCGAACGATGGAACTCCGTTATTTGATATGCCAGTATATGTAGAAATGTTGAATACGCGAACATCGTCTATGACGGAACGGTTAAATCTGCCAGATGATGCCATAGAAGGCATTTATAATTTAGCGTATCAAAAATTGACGCAGCGATATAAGATGCCTAAAGATGTTATTGAAGATAATATAGGGGCTGGTAATACAACACAAAAATCATAAATTAAATGCCTACAGATATAGCAAAGTATGTTCCTTTGAAAACAGTTGTTTCATACTGTCTCGACGAAAACAATCAATCTGGTGGCGAGTTTGATAGAGCGTGGGTTCTCGGGTTCAGGGCGCTTGTTGATTTATTATTTGATATTACCGCTGAAACAATTACGGTGAGATTGCCGGTTGGAGGAAATAAAACCGTGGCATTCCCACATGATTACATTTCATGGGTTAAAATAGGAATTTTGAATAACAACGGGGAAGTTAGTACCCTTAAAATAAATAATGCCATAACTACGTATGCCGATACAAATCCAAATAGGATATCTAAACTGTCATCTGACATTACAGATGCCTTCCCATCATTATTAAATAATCCATATTATTTGAATTATTATTATAACGGTCAATATCAGCCATTATTTGGTGTTGGTGGTGGGCTTGTGCAATACGGTGAGTGTAAGGTGGATGAAGCAAATAACTTGATTATACTTTCGCCTGAATTTAGGTTTGATAGTATAATCCTTGAATACATAAGTAGCCCTGAAAATAACGGCGATTATCAAATATTAACGGCATGTCAGGAGGCTGTTATCGCATTTATAAAATGGAAGTCTAAACAGGGGACGCGGGATGAATATATAGCAGAAAAGATAAATGCTCGGAGAAGGATGCCGAAGAAGAAAGTGAATTTACAGAATATAAATGCCGTGATTAGAGAATCTAATGGGCAAAAATTATTAGCATAAATGCCAACGGAATTAAAACAATTAGCAGGCACACTTGATTTGGATTCTCCACTGGAATCGATAGGGAAGGTATTGCATCGAGATGCAAGGAATGTTGAGTTTGATGGGGTGCCCCCAAACAGGCGCGTAAAGGTTAAGGCTGGCAACTTACTTTTGGCCAACCCTTTACTTCCTATAGTTGGGGTGAATAAAAACATAGGAAACAAGTACGATACAATATCAAAGCGTATTTATGTTTTTAACTATAATTCAAGTGGCAATCACGGTATTTATGTATATAACACCATCCCCAAGACATTTCAAAGGTTAATAGAGGTAGGTATAAATACAACCGGCGATCCTCTTGCGTTTACGGCTAATATCTTGTACAATATCGATGTTATATATGGGGATAGTACGCAGGGGGATATATTGTATTTTGTAGATTCTATTGGGAGGCCGACTAAAATAAACATAGATCGGGCATTAGCTTCTGGGTATGGTAGTATACAGCGATCTTATATAGATGTTGCAAAAGAGCCAGCAGACATACCGCCGTACGTTGTTTATGAAAATGATGCATCAAGTATTGTAAATAATTTAAGAAAAAAAATATTTCGCTTTAAAACAAGGTGGGATTTCGACGATCACGATAAGTCAATAACAAGTAGTCAAAGTGAAATGCCAATACCATACAATGCATTTGATCAGACTACCGATGCCGATCCTACAAAAAATTGTAGGATTGCAATAACATATCAAACAGGGCCAGCTAATGTGAGAAAGGTGGAATTAATGGCAGCACATTCTTTCGGGAATGTAATGAGTGATTGGTATGTTATAGCCTCAATTGATAAAGACGCAGAAGGGATACCGGATAATGACATAGCAACATATCTATTCTATAATGACAAAGGGTATAATAATATTTTAATTGCGGAAAGCGATCAGTTGCAGGACTACGTGCCACAGGCTTGTATAGCGCAAGCCCTATTAAACGGCAACACGCTTGATTACGGTAACGTAACAGAGGGGTACCCTAATTTAACGGATTTTTCATTTAATGGCAACACAAGCAACATAACGCAATCCGATGTGACGCCGTACTACAGCGGGGTATTGTTCAGTAATTTGATAGCAAATCAAGACGGGAAAAGTGGGTTTGGGACGGGGGTTATACATATAGTTGTGAGGGGCACAGTTCAATCCCCATCGTCTTCTCTTGATGATTATGTGGTTTATTTAACAAACGGATCAACGGTATCGTATTCTCTTTCTACCGGGGATGATGCCGCAGCGGTGATTGAGGGGTTAAGGGTAGACGCTCTTTCGCAAGGGTACACCATAATAAGTAGTGGGCCTAATGATTTGTATATTTCTAAGGCCGGAATTAGTTTGGCAAGAACTAATATATTGTCAGATTATTCATACAATTCGACTATCAACACATCTTTCCCCGCGTATGATTGGTCGAGCAGGCATGGCTATGCGATTGTGTATTTTGATGAAAAATACAGGACAAATGGTGCCGTATATACATCTGGTTTTTCTGTCACATCTTTGGCGTATTTGGAGGCATCTCCTACGTCGCCGTTTATTCAGCGTTTTTTGGCCAGTATTTATCATCAGCCACCTGATTGGGCTTATTATTTTCAATGGGTTCGGACAAAAGACCTTAGTAAGCAAACTTTTGTTCAATGGATTTCAGATAGAACATTTAAGGATACAGTAGATATAACGGGGATTGTGAAATACGCATATTTCAGTATTGAGTCATTGAATGCGTTTGTTAATTTAAATCCCGGAAGTCCACTTGCCTATGGGTTCACGCCGGGGGACCGTGTAAAGGTAATGAAGCGTTATAATGGAGACGGGTCAACAGCGAATATATATGGCGATGTACGGGACTATGAAGTGGTCGCATCAGTAATAAACCCGGCAATAAATGGGGAAGCGAAATCCGGTCAATTTATTAAAATCATACTACCGCCAACAGACGGGTCTTTTGATTTTGGAACTGGGTACGATAATTATTTTATTGAGATTTATACGCCAGCGCGCCCGGTAGCAAATAATCTTAATTTGTATTATGAATTTGGTCAGAGATATGCCATTGCCAATCCGACACTAAGCAATAGATTTCATCAAGGCATGCTTCAAAATCAAACATCGAATTATGCCACACCGGCTACGTACGAATTTTTTAAAGGGGATTTTTACATTAAAAACAGAGCTATACAAACAGGGAATGTATATAGATATTCTGTAACGCAAGGCAGCACTGGGAGCCAAAGCGATACGTTTTTAATAGGATTGAATTTTACCGGGTCAACATATACTGATTCTAATGTAACGGCGCAAAGCGCTCCTTTAGCAAATTTAGGCGGCAGCTTTGATCCGCCAGCGGACTCCCGGTGGTTTTTAAAGGCAGTAGCTTCTACAACATTTAAAATTTCAGGAACAATAACGCTGACTTTTGGGGAAGTGAATCCGGGGGGTGATGCATGGCGAATTTATTTGCAGAATATATATACTGATCAATTGAATTTAGTAGGGGCGTTTGATGCCTCTGAAGGGGCGCATACGTTTACAATTAATAGTTCTATTACATTAGAAAACGACAGGATATTTTTAATTGCTGCATCCGTAGGGAGCAAAAAAAGAAGCATAACGTTTTCGGCATCAGAATTAACATTTACCATTGACCATGTTATAAGTCAAAAATGCATTGACCCGAATTTTTCCGATTATTATCAGTCTGCGGTAAACTCAAATGGGAGGGAGTGGATATTTGATGAAAATGCAAACCGGGTAACATACCCTACAATGCACAGATGGTCTATGCCATATCAGGAGGATACTAACGTCAATCAAACAAGCCGGTTTTACCCGGAGAATTTTGACACAGTGGATCGATCTAAGGGAGGCATTATGCGTATGAGTGTATGGGATAGGGTGCTTACGTTTTTCCAAGAACGAAAATGTGGGCAAACTGGAATATATTCTAAGTATATCGCGAGTAATGATGGCAATAATCAAGTTGTAACTACTGATGGTATAATTACGAAAAATAATGTCCAATATTATGCAGGAGAATATGGGGTTGGGTCTTTGCCGATGAGCGTTGTGCAAAGTGGCTTTGTTTATTATGGGGTTGACCCAATTAAAAACGTTATATGGAGGCTGTCGAGGGATGGCATGACTGACCTCTCGGAGCTGTATAAAGTGAAAACATGGGCTTCTGACAATCTGCCAAAATACTTGAATCCGGGAGATTACGAATTTGGAGGTAAACAAAAGGTGCTTGGAACGTTTAATATAAGACCGGATAATGTTGCCGAATATTTGCTTTTGGCGCAAGGTACGCAAGATGCTCCGGGTGAGGTTTTCGCTTTCGAAGAATCATATAATTCATTTTATTCGAAAATAGACATTGATGCAGATAGTATAATTTGTGCAGAAAACAAATTATATGCGTTTAAGAATGGCGAATTGTGGGAGCAAAGTAGTGATGCATTTGTTTCTAATTTTTTTGGAGTACAATATACGCCAAGCATAACGGTCGTGTTTAATGAATCGGAGGCGGTAAAGAAGGTATTCAATGCCATTTCTTATCAGAGTAATAAAACATGGGCCGCGCCAACGAAAGGGGATATTGCAACTAATAGGGTAAATAGTCAAACGTTGGTTCAGCAGGAAAGCCTGATTATGGAAGAGGATTTTGATATTCTTGAAAACCCAAGTAGATATGCCGCCTTTAATAGAGATCAAAATAGCATGTCGGACGAAGCCGTTGCATTATGGGAAGGCGATTATATGACGGGGAATATTATCATAGTCAAGTTGTCTTATTCTGGAAATACTGACTCGTATTTATACGCGCCATATGTAACGTGGAAGGCCGATCCGAGAAATTTATGATGAAAGAAGATATATACAATCATTTCAAAGAAGATGTTGATCTTTTAAGGTACTACGACCCGACAAGTATGGTCACAACTATAGAAGAGGCGGCTGAAGATGTGTATAGAAAAATAGTTGAACATTCACGTGATAGGAAATGTATTTTTGTAAATTCGGAAATTGGGTATGTATTTTATTCGGAACGACTGTTGATAAGTTTCTGTCTAAATCCGAAATTTAGAAACAAGGAGAATCTTATTCTTTTTTCTGAATTTATTAAAGACAACGTGGGGGAGCATTTTGAATGTTTCCTTTTCAATGTTAATACAAGGGCCATAAATTTTCTAAAAAGATTTGGGATGAGGGTGGAAAAGTCGAATAATTTAATAACACTTTTAAGTATTTAATTATGCCAGTTGCAAGCATGTTAATGAGCAGTATGGGTTCTTCAGGCGGAGGGCAGGGAGGCGGTGGTCTCGCTCAGGCAACGTCAAACATTGCGGGAGGCCTATTGTCTGGGGCGGTAGGTTTTTTTCAAAGGAGGAAAGCGAAAAAGGAGTTGGCAAAACTAAGCCGACCTCAGTATGATATACCGCAGGAGATTCTTCGGAATCAAAAGATGGCAGAGCTATCGGCTAATGAAGGGTTGCCTTCTCAGCAGTATAACAATGCTATGCAGAACATCCAAAGAACACAAAATTCATTATTGGCCGGGGCTGCTGATAGGCGCTCCGCATTAATGGCGCTACCTAAATTAGCGCGTCAATCAAATGATGCGACATTGAACTTAGATGCCGCAGATGCACAGGCAAGGATGCAAAATCAAAGAACGCTGTATGGCATAGGTGCGCAAACAGCCCAGTACAGAGATAAGGCTTTTAGTGTAAACAAAATGCAGCCATACCAAGAGGATAAGAATTACTATATGGGGTTACTCGGGCAGGGAAATCAAAATTTGTTGTCTGGTGCGGACAGATTATTGGGCGGTGGTGCTCAGTTATTGTTTGGGCAAGGAGGCGGAGGCGCGGGGGGGCAAAAGAAAATGAACGCAGGATCAACAGGCGATCCTACGTATTATAATGGATATGGGGCTGGTTCAGATTACTCTGGTTTTGAAAATCCGTATTAATAAATGGCAACACAAAGAATCAACGCTCCGTATGGGGATATTGTAGCGGTAACTACGCCTTATTTAGATCGGGCTGCGCAACAATTATATCAGGAGCAAAAGATAAGGCAAGTTAGGCAACAGCAAGAAAATGCTGCTTTGGATGCCAGCATTCAAAAGGAAATAGGCAAGGTTCGGGCCGTAGATACTCCTGAAGTGATAAAGTCATGGCAGGATTATAAAGGGTTAAAACAACAGTTATTATTTAATAAAGATTTGCAGAAAGACCCGCTTGCGTATAATCAATTACAGCAAGCCGCCCAAAGGGCATATCAGAATGTGTTTTCTGCTTCTAATAAAAGTCAAGAGTTAAAGGAATTGCAAAAAAATCTTGTATCTGAGGCTATGCGAAATCCAAATGGAATGGCGGATGACTATGGGAAAAGAATAGCAACTTTGATGAATACGCCATTAAGTGCAGTCGGGAATCATCCTGAATATGGGGACTTGACTAATTTTGACGACTACAGATATAAAGGGATGAGCACTGATTTTGGTAAAATGATAAAAGAGGCGGTGGGTACTCCGAGAAAGATTGCAGGTAAAGAGGTGTTGGTTGATGATGGGTTACAGTTTAAAACACCAATGCACGAATATGGGAACACTCCGGGTCAGGTGAAGGATTATTTGTTGGGGGCAATGGCTATGCGTCAATCCGGGAGAGATGCTGCATATCAATGGGATCATTTGCCAGAAGAAGAAATTGCAAGCACTATAAAAAAATACCAATCATTGCCAAAGGAATATTGGGAGAAAATAGGGTTGCAAGAGCCACAAGAGTTGTTGCCTAAAAATCCAGACAGTAAAGCAGAAAATTTTGCGTCATATCAGGCAATGAAGTATGCTATTGACAATGCGCCACGCGAGGTAGCGCCTGCCTTCAGACAAAATCTAAAGGCCATTGAGGATTTGAAGTTCAATAGGCAAAAACAAATGCAGGCAATAAAACAAGCGGATGCAAAAGACTTGATAGCATTAAGGAAAAAATTAAATCCAAATGATGCAGAATTGAATGATTCGTGGGTTGATAATTATTGGAGCAAGCGGATTGATGAAGCAAGACAGGGACAGCCAACAACATTTCAAGACCCAAACAATCCACTTACAATTAAAGGAGCGCATGAAATACAATTAGATGGAGTAGTTGCTAAATCTTTGTCAAGAAATGGGCAGGAGCCAGATAGGTTATTCGTTACGCTGGATGATAAGGTGTTGCCGATATTTTATAAATATCAAGAGGAACACGATAAAAGCGGTAAAAAGATAGGCGTAAGCGTAGCGAAGGACGAAAGTGGCAATCCGGTAATAGACGAAGATTTTAGTAAGCCGATATCTTTGGATCAGGCATATTTGGCATTGGGGTATAAAGGGCAAACAAAAAAACAATTAAGCGGGACAATGAAAGGGGCGACAAAAACGGAATCACACCCGTTGCCAGCCGGTAAGCCAAGAGTCGTTAAGCAGGGCGGTTATACGTATACTTGGAATGAAAAAACTGGGCAGTATGAGTAGCAGAACATTTCCTTCTACTGGCGAAAAGCCATCGTTTGATCCGAATGCTTCTTACGAAGCCGTTCAGGATACGCCTACGCCTAAAGGTAAAAAACCAACTTTCAACCCAAAGGCAACATATGATCCTGTTGTAACAGAAGAAGCTGTTCAGGAGCAGCCTAAGCCAAAACAGCAAGAGCAAACGCAAGTCCAATTCAAGCCAATGACAGATTGGTTGAATGTGCCAAGTCAGAAATACAAGCCGATGGTAGAGGCGAATGTGGTGCCTATCGATGATCATACAATAAAGACGGCACAGGCCTCTGATAGAGTTAATGCGCATATACAAGATATTGATAGGAATATTGGCAATCTTATATATAATAACAAAAAAGATATTGAGGGGAGATCGAAAAGCATTTTGTTGGGGGGTAATCCAAAAGAGGGTATGCCGGTAAGCCCGCAGGTTGCTGAAATTGAAAGTAAGCTAAGGCCGCAAACTACTGTGACCAATGATGAGATACAGCAGTTTAAAGCAGAAATGGCAGAAAACCCCGGCATGGTAAGAACTGCCATCAATCAACGGGTTAAAGATTTAAGCAAAACAAATCCATCAGAAGCAAATAGACTAAAAGCTGACATATACAGGTTAGATCGACAAGATAATCCTGATAAGGAAAATAAAATAAGTAAAAATGTAGACAAGATAATAAAAGGTGATGTTGACTATGACCCATTGAGAGGGGTATTGTATACCCCACATGGTTTTTTGGGGAGTTTGGCTTTAGGGTTTAGGCAGAAGAATGAATTGTTTAAGGATTACGAATTGTACACTAAAACGGATAACGAATCGGCAATAATATCAGAACTAAATAGTAAAATAAAAGAGCAAGACCCGGACACCCCGATTGATGTGCCTGTTGGAACTTCAGGAGAGGCCGGGGCTATGATAGGCGGTCAACCCATAAAGCCAATTGTTGGGGGAGCGATAGCTAATTACTTAGGCACTCCTATCGCCGGGGCTGCTGCTGCGTCTGGGATATCTGCGCATGAAATGTATAAGTTAGGTTATGCTTCTGCGTTGCAAATGAATTATGCTGAAATAAAAAGGACGCATCCTGAAATGGCCGATTACACCGCTTATCAGCAAGCGAAGGAGTTAGCCGAAAAACAGGCAACAGTAGATGCTGCAACCGGGGCCGCAATGGGTTTTGTAGGCGGCGAGGCGGCATTGAAGCCAACTAATATAGCAACTCCATTGCTACAAAATTCGGTTCGTAGCGGGTTGAAGCAAATTGGGGAAGAGGGCGCAAAGAAAATAATGGAAGGGTTAGGAGTTGGCGCAATAGGGGCCAGCGGGCAAGTTGTTAAGAATTTAATGTCGCAAAAAGCTGGGATACCTGTTGATACAATGGAAGGAACTTTGCCTCAACTGGTAGGCGGTGTGACTATGACGGCAGGTATTGCTATGCTTGCGAAAGCGCCTAAGTTGTTGAAAAAATCAACATACAATGAAATAGTGCACAGTGTGGCTAAATTGCCGGAGCACGTGATAGATCAGGAGTTTAATAATCTCCAAGAGACAGGGTATATAAGTACTGAGGAGTTACAAGCAGCACAAAAGGCAATAAGAGATCAAAAACAATTAAATGCTTCCATTCCGGAAGACATTCCTGAATTAGATCGCCTGAAGGTTCAGGCAAAAATAAAAGAAAGGAATTTGCTTCAAGAAGAACTTGAAAGAGTAGACAAAGCATATCATCCGGATATTAAAGAGGATATAAAAAAACTGGATGAGGAAATTGTAAATATATCGAAAGGGGCTGATCGAGGCGAATTGCAAAAAGTCGTTGATAAGGAATTTAAGAAAGGAAATATTGAGGGGTTCGTTACTGATACATTAAGGAATGCTACCGAAAAGGAATTGGAGGGGTATTTTAAAGATATAGCAGAACAGGCTGCTGATCCAAATTCATTAAATCAAACTATTGAGACATTTGGCGAAGAGATAGTGAATAAGGCAAAAGAATTATATCCGCAATCCTACACAGAGCAAATTAATCAACAAGAAGTGGATGTTTTGGGCATGCTAAAGGCTTCTAAAGTATTGTCGGCTGAAGAAAAAAGAATTTTATATAGGCAGTATAAGCAAGGGGTCATGAGTGAAAGTGAAATATCCAAATATACGCATGTTGATATTGCTGATATAAAAAATGGAGATTTTGATAAATGGGCTAATGTGTTATTAAATAAGAATAAGGGCAAAAAAATCAATGCCGAAGATATAGATTTTGAAGAATTTAAAACAAAACCAGAAGAAAATGCCGTTCAAATCGGAGGCCCAGAGGAAGTTTCTATGGGCGAAACACCCGGAGATAGCCAGCAGATGGGCGAAGGAATACCCGATTCAGGTGAAGTTGCCGGAGCGCAAGGTGCAACCGAAGGAGAAAGTGCTGGTCAGAGTGAAACAAAAATGAGCGATGGGATACCTCCAAATATGTTTGATTTGCCATTTAATCCAGAAGATGGGGATGTTGGTAGATTGGCTCATGCTGATACTGAAAAAATATACAGTGAGTTAGGGCTTACTGACAGGATACCACGCGCAACAAAAGACGATATAACGCTTGAAAGAGAAGCCGACAGCCTAATAAGAGACGGGTATGATTTTGAAGGTAAAGCCGATAGGCTATTATCTGGCAGAGACAAATCAATGACAGATACAGAGCAGGTAGCGTTTGCAAAAATGGTGGGAGCGTTAAACGTGAAGTTGAAAAATTTAGAAGTTAATACTCCTGAATTTAATTCTACGCTTGATGCAATTGAACGACTTAGCCGGGCCAGCGACAAGGCCGGATCGGAAGAAGGGGCCGCATTTAGAGCCAGAAGAATGTTTATGCTTAATGATGAAACGCTTTCGTCGTTTTTCCAGCAGGCAAAAGACGCAAATTTAGGTGTTCCATTGACGGAAGAACAGGCGGCAGGAGTGAAGGCAAGATATGATGATATGCAGGCAAGCAGGGACGCGTATCGAGCAAGAGTTGAAAAGCTTGCCGCAGAAAATGCAAAACTAAAGGCGGAAGGTGTTTTAAAGAAGGCGGTATCTGAGAAGAAGCAAACGTCAAAATCAAGAACTCACGAAGACTATGTAAATGAACGGAAAGATATTATAGCAAAAATGAGGGATGATTTGCTTAAAGTAGCGAAGGGAGAAAAGGGAGCAATGATAAGCCTGCCCGGCACTGCGCAGTTGGCGGCAATAGCGCCTCATGTGGCTAAATTGGTTAAGAGTTTAATTGAAGAGGGGATTGAGAAATTGCCTGAAATAATAAATAACATACATGAGCAACTGAAGGACGTAGTTGAAGGGATAAGTGAAAAAAACATTCACGATATAATAGCAGGGGAATATTCAAAAAAGCAAACAAAAAACGACCTCCAAGAAAAGGCTTATGAAATACACCTTCAGGCAAAGTATATAAATAGGCTGGAAGCTTTGAAAGCTGGGCCGCAACCCAAAAGCAATCGAGCGAGATTGCTTCGTAGTGCGGAAATAGAGGATTTGCGAAAACAAATAAAAGAATTGCAAGGCAGGCCAGAGAAAGCAGAGTCAGAGAAATTGATAGCATTGAAGTCAAGGTATAAAAAAATGACAGAGGAAATACAGCGAAAAATAGATGCCGGTGATTTTGAACCAGAAGAAAAAAACACTATTGAGCTTGATAAGGAAGCACAAACGCTAAAAGAGGCTTATGTTAAAAAGAAAATTGAATGGCAAAAGCAGATAGCGCAGAATGCGTATAATAACAGAACAAGAGGGCAAAAGGGATGGGATCGATTTAGGGAATTTTTGGGCATCCCGCGTACGCTTATGGCTTCTGTGGATTTATCAGCACCTTTAAGGCAGGGGCTGGTGCTTACTACTTCGCATCCGCTTATGGCCGCTAAGGCGTTTGCGGAAAGCATTAGACAGGCAATTAATCCAGATAGGTTTGATAAGTGGCTTTATGATTTAAAGGAAAGTGATTACTATAAAAATGTTTTATCTAAATTCGGATTATACATAGCCGATCCAAACAATTTACATTTGTCAGCGAAAGAGGAAGCATTTATGACGAATCTTGCTGAGAAAATACCAATAATAGGAGAAACCCTTAAAGTGGGAGGCAAGAAATTAATTCCGGGGGCTGGTCTTATTTCTAAAAGTGAACGTGCTTATGTGGCGTATTTGAATAAGTTAAGAGTTGATGTATTTACTATGTATGCTAAGGATTTGGCGGATCGAGGTATAACTCCACAAACGAGGCCGGATGTATACGAGGGTCTGGGGGCATTTATAAATGCAGCTACTGGTAGAGGCGAGTTGGGAGATTTAGAGCCTGCGGCAAAAGTTTTAAATAGTATGTTCTTCTCACCCAGATTGATAGCATCAAGAATAAATCTACTAAATCCAGTATGGTATGCGTCATTGCCTAAAGAGGTGAGATTAATGGCGTTGAATGATATGGCTAATTTGATTATGGCTGGCACGACAACGTTAACTTTGTTTGCAATGATTCCGGGCGTTAAAGTTGAGGCTAACCCAAATAGCCCTGATTTCGGGAAAATACATGCAGGAGATACCAGATGGGACATATGGGGCGGGTTTCAGCAATACATAAGGGTTGCTTCACAATTAATGTCTGGGGTGGAAAAGAAAAGCAATGGGAATATCGTTCCGCTTGGCAGTGGGTTTGGTCAACATACAAAAGCCGATAAGTTGTTTAGTTTTTTCCGTGGCAAATTAGCACCAGTTCCATCAATAGGATTAGATGTTCTATCTGGAAGAACAGCAGTAGGTGCAGATGTTAACCTGACGGACGAGGTAAAGGAACACTTAACACCAATGATCATAAACGACGTGAAAGACGCGTGGCAGGAGCAAGGCCCAATGTCGCTACTGTATACTGGATTGCCGAGCTTTGTGGGCGTTGGTACAACAACGTATGAAAGTGGTGGAGGTGGAAGTGTAAACTCCGGTACGAAGCCAACAAAAGTATCAAAAACAAAAATAAGTAAACCACATAAACCACACCAATAATGGAAAACAAAAAAATAGTATTGAGAATAGCTAATCCCGCAACTGGTGATCCAATAAATAGCGGAGGGGGCGTAAAAGGAGCTACATATCATGCTGCCGGAGGAACAACCATTGATAGGGATTTAGACATTAGGGATAGGTTGATGGAGTTGGTAGGCAAGGGGAATATATTAAAGCCTGAAGATAAGGCGGGGATATACGGTAGCTTAACTCGTTTGATTGGCAATGATGCTGCGCAAAAATTAATGAACCACGCTTATATATTTAACACCAGACCGGATGTGCAGAAACTTCCTGTAGAGGAAAAATTAAACGCCTTTTATGACATTGGGTCAAGTGATCCATATATCAAAGATGTTCTTTCAAAAACAAAGGCACTTGGGTATGGCGTTGGCCCCGGATTCAGAACCTCTATTAGTCAAATTAATCAACAATTAGCAGGAAGAGTGCCGATGGATGTTAATGTTGCCCCTACGGATGGGCAAAAGAAAATAATGATTAAGGTTAAAAATCAATAATGCATATTAAAAATTAATATTTACCATGGCCTTTAACGGAGCATTTACGGTTAGCAGCTTGATAAGCCCCGGCAGTTTTGTGATTACAGATACAAGCACCGGATCAGATGGTAACTTGACTGGTCGAACAATAAGTTTATATCAGGCGGATGGCACATTGGTTGGGGGTGATACGATTGATTTCCCATTATCTTCAGGCGCATCGATTACATTGAATGTTCTTAATGTTGATCTTTGCTTATTAATTGTTTTGACTTGGCAATCATCTTCGCCATTGCCGCCCCCTTCTGCGTATAGCGCATCTGATTTGTTTAATTTTATTGGTAATTCTCGGCAGTTTGAAGATCAGCAAATAGGAGCCATTCAATCAAATCCAAGTATTTTGAATGATTCTACTTTCTACCATTATTTGGGAGTTTTACAAACTGAGATAGATAATTCTATTCAGGCTGCTTCAAAGGGGCAACAAGCATCAGCGCAGGCTGCTCTTTCGAGAATACAAAATTTGATTGTAAATCAAAATAAATATTTCTAATGGCATACACTGTAACGGAAATATTGCAAATAGCGGATGTGTGTCAGTTTCTGGCTAAAGATTCAGAATCCAAAGGGTATTTGTTTCGCGGCAAATATGAACGTACTGGATTATCCAGATTAATATACATTGTAAAGAGTGCTGTTAACTGGCTGAATAGTTACAACCCATCAAGTAGCTCTTTAGCCGGTAGGATGAATTATCTTTTTTCATTGTGTCAGCCTTTTGTCGGACAGGCATTGCAAATAATAGGAAGTGGCGGCAGTGGCACAATCGTGAATCCGGCAACAGGCGTTATTTCTACAATTCAGCAAGTATACTTGCAGTTTACCGTTGGGGTCACATCGTCGCCTCAGAGTGTAAATGGCGTTAATGTAACATTGCCAACTAATGGGCAAACGCAAATTGTTTTGTCGTTGAGCGGGATTATTGATAAATCTATATTTGTGATCAAGGATGGCGTTGAGTTGCCTATTGGCGCAACTGATAGAGTTTCATTTACGCCCGTATATACGCCAACATCTGTTACGATTACAATAGGGCCAACGGGAACCTCATTCCAAAACAACGATCTATTTGTTATACAAGGATTACAATATATTGCATTATGAGATATATAGTTTATATAGTACTGTTTTGTTTGTTTTATTTAAGCGCTCAATCTCAAAGCGGGGTGCCTTCGCAAACGATAAATGGATGGATTAAGAATACATATACCGTGCCTGACTCCGGCACGGTTGTTTCGCGTAGGGATACAAGTTGGACTCCAACTAAATTCGGCATGACGATTACATGGCCGCGTCCCGGAGTAGACACGACTCAGTGGATTTGGATTGGGAGTCGCTGGATTCAAGATGGCATAGGTACTACTATTGATACGACTTCATTAAGTAATAGGATAAACCTAAAGCTGAGTATTTCTGATACAACAGCCATGTTGTTGCCGTACCTAAGAAAGATTGATACTGCTAATAAATGGGTTCAGAATGTTTATTCCAGAAATGATAGTTTGTTTAAGCAAAAAAATGGCTCAGAGTCATTTATTCATGTATTTAATACGAGCGGTTCTGGGACTGTGACAAGTGTTGGGTTGTCAATGCCTTCTGCGTTTACTGTTAACAACTCTCCCGTTACGGGGGCCGGGACTCTTTCGGTTACGGGTGCTGGCACTACGCTGCAATATATTCGCGGCAACGGAACGCTGGCAACACTCGATACGGGAGCGATACCAAATTTTTACTTAAAAGTACGAGGGTTGTTGTCTGGCACCTCTCCAATAACGTATAGTTCAACAACTGGTGCGATAGGCATAACGAATGCAAATACATCTGGAACTAAAGGAGCCGCCACATTCAGTGCCAGCAACTTTTCAGATAATGGGAGTGGATTGATTTCGTTGATAGATGTAATTACTGGTAGCAGTTGTACGAATTGTGATATTACTTTTAATTCAAAAGGGCAAATCACATCAGCAACAAATGGGACATTGACGCCTCCTTTGGCAAATGCATCAGGGGCAGGAGATACGCTTTTGATAAATGATACAATTAAGAGATTGAATCCGGGATTTGGGATTAATCATACTACCACTACCACCTCCATTACTACGGATGTTGATAGTACAGAAATAGCAACGCAATATGATTTAACGCAATTGTCATTCCCTTCTTATGCGAATAATGGTCTATCTAAGGATGCTGATACGATTCAATTAGGTGGCCCTTTAGTTAAAACAACAAACATATCCGTAGGAACAAATGAACTTGATATTATAGCAGCTAATGGGGTGGCGAGTACTACCAGATTTACTATAGATAACACGAATGCGGTTATGTCTGGAAGATATGAGGATTTTAGTAGCATAAATACAGTGTATGCTAATCAAGATCACATACAGTTGATATCTACTCAGCCATTAAATTCAAGGCGTATATTAATAGACTCAACGACGGGTATTCAAATCGGGGAAAATGTTTCTGGCATTTATACTGGAATAATAATTCAGAAATCAACAGGAAGAATATTATTTAATGGATTCCCTTCCTTAACGCAACAAACAGACACTGCAAATATAAAACCAATTGGGTATAACACTACAACGGGGCTAATTCAACCAATGGCAAGCTGGGTCGGAAGTGGCAGTGGAGTTGGGGCCAATAACGCCAATATCGATACAGTTCTTAGGATAGGCAATGCAACCGATAGGTCAATGTATCTTAGGAAATCTGCCGACACGGGCACGGCGTTGTATTTTTTTGGAAATTCCATTGGCGCAGGTTCATCCGGTTTAACCGTACCCTTAACTCAAAGATTTAGTGGGAAGGTTACGAGGTTTTTTGGTATGCGGGAGCGAAACTTATGTCAATCAGGGACTACAGTGCAGAACAATACAACAATGCTGTCGAATATTCCGGTTAAATCAGATTCGCTAAGAGGTATAATTTTTGAGTTTGGTACAAATGATATAACTAATGAAAATGGAACAACCTTAACATATGTAAATTTTATTGTATGGTGGAAAAGAACATTAGATACATGTATTGCGCGTGGCTGGGGTTCTTACATGCGGGATATACTATTAGTAAGTCCCGCATACTTTACTATTTTCAGTACCCCGTTAGCACGCATTCAGCAATACGTAAATGGAATAGATTCTATACATACAGTTTATGGCACCAGTTTCGTTAATATGCTTAATGCAACACAACAATATGGAACTACTATTATCCCAGATGCATTACACCCAGATTCTACCGGGCAGGATATATGGACGAAAGCTATCATAGATAGCTTTCATTATAGCGCGTACGATAATGGGCGGCAGCTAATAGTAAACAGGCAATCCGAATTCGATAGTATTGTGGTAAGAAATTTGAAAACCGGAAGCGGGCAAACAATACCATTAGGGGTAGATAGTGTTGGCAGGCTGCTTAAAATGCCTTACAGTTCTATTATAATGAATACCCCAATTACGAATAGCGAAAGACAGTTTGGGGCGATAAACATTTATGGCGGAATAAAATCGAGTCTTATACAAACTGACGGATATATTAAATCAGGAACAAGTGTAACAGCTACGGGGATTGATTTAACAAATATGTCAACCGCTGGAATAAACTTATTTTATAACGGTGATGCACAAGTTCAAGGTGGTGTTCCATTTTCAACTACGCGTGTAATTAGATTGAATGCTTTTGGTAGCAATGTTGTGATTAATTCAACATCCAACCCTACGGCTAATGGACTTTTTGTCGATAATAATATATCTGCGTCTGCGTCCGTATTAACCGGTGGCGTTACATCATCTACGGGATTTATAGGTCAATATAGGTCGGATGCATCTAATAAGGTTTACTTATACGGATTTAATAGAAACACGGGTTCAATTGCCGGTAATGTTGTTATAGGTGCAGCTTCAAGCAATGGCGGTACGAGTAGGGTTTGGATAGGTCAGGAAACGGATGCGTCTTTAGAAGGAACTATAATAGGAACAGCCTTAAGAGTATCGGACACGGTTAAGTTGATGAGGGTGAGAGGGAACGGGCTGAGTACAGACTCTGTATTAGTGCTTGGCGCGGATAGTATAGTGAGAAAGGTTGCACAAAGTTCCATCGCTTCATCTATAACTACATTGTATAGCGGGGATGCAACATTGGCGGGGAATAGAATTATTTCAGGCGGGGGTAATTCTTTATCTGTTGGGACAGGAGGCAGCACAGTTTCGGCCTTTACCGTTACATCCAGCGGAAGGGTTAATCTGTTTTCTGGCATTACGTATGATGTAGATGCGAACAATACCGATGCTGATTACACAGTTGCGTCTAATACGATTATTGCAGAAGTGTCAGATGTGTTAACAACAGGGAGAACACTAACATTGCCATCTGCTGTAATTAATGGTCAGTCGGTGACGTTGCTTATGAGATTTTCAGCGGGCAGCAACAAATATAGCTTGTCCGCTGCTGTAACAGATAATGCTACCGGGTCGACATTTACAACACTTGATTGGGGGAAAACATATGATTTCATGGTTGATCAGTCTCTTGCGTGGAGGCTAATAAGGAAGTATTAAATAATCACATAAATTCAAATGAAATGAGTAATTATGTAATCTTGGTTATAGGTTGGTTTCTGGGTCAATTAGCGTACGCCTTTAAAAAGAGCTGGGAGATACAAAGGAACAAACCTACGGTAACATTTTCAGATGCATTAAAGATGCATTTTACAAAAGAAACGGCATCTTTTGCTTTCGCTGTAGTAATTTTGCTGATAGGGTTGTTTGTTCTTCCTAATTTCATAAATATGGAGTTGAACAAAGAAGAGCTAAAGAATATGGAGGCAGCTAAATGGAAGGTTTATTTCATTAATTTTTTAAATGTCGTGGCAGTAGTATTCGGGTACTTGTGTCAAAATATAGGGTGGTTTATTTTCGGTAAAAGTGAAAAACTACTCAAGGCGCAAGCCGATAAGGAAGGAATAATACTACCCGGTCAAAATTAAAAAACCATGCAGCACATTAACCAAAAATCAAATATACAATGCACCGTATCTATGAATGGCTCAAAGCTGTATGGCAAGAGAAGATTAATCTATTTATTAAAGGAAGCTTTGGCGGTGGCCTTATTTCTGGTGTTTTTCTGTTTGGTAGCTCATTACATGGAGCTACTTCTATTATCATTGAAGGGTTATTGAAGATTATTGCAGTTGGGCTGAGTGCTATCGTGTCTGGATGTGCAACAGTGCTTGGCAACGATTTAGCGCTTTGGATAAAGTCAAAGTGGAAACGCATGACAATAAAAAGAAAGATACAAAATCGTAAAAAAAAAGCAGCATAAAACAAAAATAACGCAACAATATGGATTCAGATCAAATTTTACAAAAAGCGAGAGAATTGATTGCTTCATTAAATGGTATTACTTATGCAGACGCGTGGCTTATAATGGAACGGGCGCGAGAGGTATTGCACCGTGAAGCGTGTGTTAAGTTAGAAAGACAAAGTATCAATAGTGAAGGAGGAAGCAATCCCCCACATGGCCCCGGAACTCCACCATGAAGAAAAGATACTATACAATAATAGTTCTGTTAATAGGCGCACACCTGTTAACAGAACTACATACATTGATAATGTGGGCAAGCCCAAAGTCTGTAAATTATATAGTTTCCGGGTGGTTTATTAAACCGGGATTTTCAGTGCCCGATCTGAATATTTTGTGGTATTTCAAAATGATCGAAGACGGCATGTTGCTAACATCTATACTTTATGCAGGCGCATGTCAGGCGTATTCTATAAACTATGAAAATTATCTTCAATGGCAACGGTATAGTTTTCGCTTGTATTTAGTGTGGCTGATTTATTTTGCATATCATGTATTTGATTTGTCGATGTTTATATACAATTATAAAACATCTTATATCTTATATATGTGTGTTTTAACCGTAAGCACTATTAGTGCAATGTTGATAGGATTTTCTAACAAGAAACACATATTCAAACAATAGATATTATATTTGGCCGTGTTAAAACAATGACAATATGAGTATAAAAATTAGTCCGGTTCTTATTATAATATCAATTGTTGGTGTGGCCTTATTGATATTTATGCTATTTAGAGGTTGCGGTAATGCAAAATATGCTTTTAAAGAAAGTAATGAGTTAAAAACGAAAAATGATTCGCTTATTGCTAAAACAAAAAGGGATAGCGTTGAGTTTGCGGCAAACAAAAGAGACTATGAAGTCGCTCTGGAAGTCGCTAATGGGCAATTAGAAATAAAAGAAAATCAGGTTGAAAGAATCAACAATGAATTGGATGTGGCGAATATAAGAATTAGTTTGCTACTTGCAAAGCATAAAGAAATCACGCCGGATACAGATACGTCACATACATATGTCCCAAACGAATTTATAGTTGATTGTAATGGTTGTTTTACTGAACTTTCTAATGGGCAGAAATTAGTGCAACAATATAAGTCAGATAATGAGCAGCTTAAACTTTCGTTACGTATTAAAGAAAAACTACAGACAGACAGGATAGCGCAACAAGATCAAGAGAAATCAAAATTAGGCCAAAGTCTTCAGGATAGTAAGGACATAAGTAAGGATGCGGTTAATGCCTCCGGCGTTAAGGGGCAGCTTTATTTTTCATGGGGCGTTTTATGGTCGCCATTTCCTGAAATGGCTGGCGTTGGTTTAATGTATCAAACTAAGTATAAGGTGCAATATGGAGTAAAGGGCTATTGGGGAACACATGGGACAATGGTTGAAACACAAATGAATTTACCGCTGTCATTAAGAAGGCGTAAGTAATTAATTTAATCAAAACAATTTATATGTCAGCACAAAAATCATGGTTCAAAGAAAACTTAAAAGACTTGCTTTGGTTGTTTACGGCGCTTAATTGCGTGTTTGGCCCTGTTATATATCCGGGGCTTAGTGACTACGCCAACCATTCTTTCTGGTGGAGGTTCTGGGATATTCTCGCAATTGCCTCTGGGGTTACTCTCGTTATTGGATGGTGCTATTTTTGGTTTGGTGACAAAAGTAAGTCATGATTGCGTATCTCGTAAATCAATGCTGTCTTGTCGGGTTCAATCTGATCAATTCTCGTATTGATGCATACCGAATATTAAAAGATAAGGCTATTGCGCATGGCGTAAATTTCATCTCGTATGCTGTATTTTCAATTATTCTTTACTGGTTGGCAAATAAGCCTGAAATAACGTGGTGTAAATTTCCATACATAGATGTAATTGTATATTGTATGTCTGCATTTTGTAATCGGCAATTATCTTTTGACATTCCGTTGAATTTGCGCAGACATTTGCCGTGGTATCATCAGTCTGCGGCTAATCCACCTAAGGCGTGGTGGGACAAGGTTGAAAGGAGGATATTTGGCATTGACTATGACGGCAAGAAAATCGTATTCTGGTACTCGATGTTTTATTCTATAACTATTGCGTGGAAGGTATTTTTATGATCATTACAGCAGATATACTTAAACAAATTGCACCGGGGAGTAAAAAAAGCGGGTACAAGCTCTTGGCACCATTGGCAGATCGCATGAATGATTATTTCCCGCATTATGGCATAGATACAAAATCGGAGTATTGCCATTTTATAGCACAGGCGGCGTACGAAACGGATTCATTTAATTCTCTGCAAGAATACGCTACGGGTGATGCATACGACACAAGAGTTGATTTAGGTAATACGCCTCAAAAAGACGGGGATGGTAGATTGTATAAAGGGAGAGGGATATTTATGGTAACCGGAGCGGCTAATTATACAAGGGCTACTATATCGTGGAATGAATCAGGGCGATCACACGTAGATTTCAGGGGTAATCCTACGTTGTTGGCTGAACCAAATTATGCCGTGTGGAGCGCCTGTGATTATTGGGCGCATCATGATTTCAACACTATCGCCAACATGGGGGATCATGTTCTAATTAAAGTTAAATACCAGAAAAAAATAAAATACATTCATCCTGTTGAATATATAACGTTAAGGATTAATGGCGGCTTTAACGGGCTCGATGAACGGGAAATGTTTTACGAAAGATGCAAGGCGATTATTAACTAAACCCCGATTTTTGGATGTTTCGCGGGTTCTTAAAGAGTAAGTAAGGGGCCAGATCAAGAGTGATCGCCCCTTTTTTGTGTTACCTTCTCGAACTAAATAGTTATAAGTGCTTTGCAAATTCTTTTTTGATCCGGTGCATTCTCACTGCGATTCTATTAGTTGGTTCTCCTGTAAGAGCGCTTATTTGTTTATAGCTTAAACCCTCTAAAATGTAGTTAAGGGTTGTTTTTTCAATAGTAGTAAAGGAGTCGATTGTGGGTAGCGAAACCGGCTCTTGATATTCCTCAGTATTGTCTGCTAAATCTACCTCAAACAAACAGTTGCTAAAGGCTACAGTTTGAACGGTTGTTTTTAATCTTCTCCACGCATCAACGCATGTGTTACGGGTGATATATGCCAGCCATGTGCTAAATTTTGCATCACCCCTGAATCTATCATAAGCCTGCCACGCTCTAAGGGCTACCTCCTGAAACAAGTCCTCATGGCTGATGCCTTCGTGCCCATATTTCGATATGGTGCTGTATACGATGCCGGTGTGTTGTTGTAGGAGTGTGGCGAATTGAAAGTGTTTTTCTGTATGCATAGTTTTAAATTAAAATTGCCGGGGCCACACTGCCCAATACCCCGGCTTTTGGTTGGTGGTGACTACAAAGAAGCTATTTAGTAATGGCATTTACGGGCCACTTCGTCATTGCTTTACTTTTACGGTTTTAATATCCGATACCGTTGTTGTTAAGTTGTCATTGTCAGGAGCTTCGATTTGTAGATAAACAGTTGTTTCTGTTTTGTGGTCTTTGGAAATGTAGTCTTTTTTACATGCAGTAGCCAAAGAGACAATAGTTAACGCTAAAAGTGTTTTTTTCATGTTGTTTTTATTTAATTGATAATTATTATTGGTTAGTCAAGAGTTTTGATGATTGCTTCAAACTTTTCTTGCATTAGTTTAAGGGCTTGCATTTCGCCTTCGCGATCAGCAGATATAGTACCCTGTGGGTCAGCGCTCCAAAGGTCTTTTATGTTTAATGCGCATTGAATGGCGTCGTACATGGCTGGTGCTGCGGCGATTAGCTTGGCGTTCGCTTCCCATTGATTAAAGTCGTTAATGAAGCCTTTGCATGTAAATGCCTTCACCTCTGCTAATACGTTGTTGTCGTTGTCTGATATGTAAATTGTTTTAAAATCCCAACCAATGCCGTTATTGGGGTCATTTTCAGGCAATACAGTAATCTTTGTGGTCGTTTCCGGGAGTTGATTGAAAGGGAATTTCCACGGCCCCGGCGTGTGTTTCATTTCCATTGACTTAGATTTATTTTTACCGAATATTTACGATTAGGTTGTATTTCATCAGGGAATAAGATAGTAATAACCTTCCACACCTTTGCATCTAAGGATGCTTTTATATTGAATTGTTTCACGTTTGTTACTTCTGCTACTTCAAAGTCAACCCAGAACTCTGTGTCTGATATTCTCGTTGTGCTGAAGCTAACAAACTTCAATGGTAGTGACGTTAAGAATAGTTCAATCCATCCTAAGTCAGTAATGCCATTGTTTGTAACGCACTTAACCTTAAAGTGGATATTTGTTAATAAGTCAGGAGGCAGTTGATACAGGTAGTTCGAATTGGCTGGGATTGTTATATCGCTCTCAGTCTTGCTGTCGTTCACTTTGAAGTCGCATGGGAAAGATTGTTTGTTTATGATCTTAATTTTACCGCCTCCCATGTATTCAAGTTTGGCTGTATTGTTTTCGGGATATTGGCCACCGTTCTGTGCCATGCTGGCAATACCGATCCCCATTAATAGGGCAAAGATTAAATGTTTCATTTTTGATTTTGTTTATTTTGTTTAGAGATTTAGTTTGCTGGTTTTATATACGATTGACCAGCAGACATTGTTTTTTCTTTAAAGTTATACATCCAGCTAAAGCCATTGTTCCATGCTTCGCCTTTTATTGTAAGTACTTCTTTTCCGGTAACCGAAGTAGTTACTTTGTCGCCTTCCTTGTATTTAGGAACGCCGAACTTTTTAATTAGTGGGTCTTGGGTTGTTTTTTGTTTCATGTTTGTTTTTGTTTATGGGTAATTTATGTAAGCCCAATGAGTCGGTCGCCAATTCCCGGCTGAATGAGAAAATTGATCTGCGAGTGCCCAGTAAGACCCTGTAGTTGGTCTCTGACCCGGTGCAATAAGTAAAATGTCATTAGAGCAAGGTTGACCGTGTTCATTTTCCGGCAACTTGTCATCACAGTTTATCCATGTTATCGTTCCTTGCATATAGATGGGGTTTCGTAGTATGTACAGATAATATTTCCATTCATATCAGTTGCGATTACTTTGCCGGTTTCACGACACTTCAGCCATGCGAGGTGTAATGTGGTGAATATTTTTTTGTCAACGCTGGAATAGCCGGACATTCCGCGTGTGCCATTGCAGCCACGTTGTGGGCGGCAACTGCTCAATAATATAACTGCAATGATAATAGCAAGAGGGAGCAGTATCCAAAAGTGAATTGCTGATCTTCTGTATTTGTGTGGGGTGTTCATTTGTTGATTATATTTATTTGTTTAATAGACTTTTTTCAAGTGCTGATTGTGTGTATGTGAAGTGGTATTGAGTTAGCAATAGGCGCACATCAGAAAGGAGTTTCATTTCTTCATGCGGTCGGTCGTACATACGCATTAAAGAAATCAATGTTACCATGTCGTTTGATATGCCAATGGATAAGCTTGAAATTGTGGAATATTCAAAGGCGGTTCCAATAAGTTGTTGTGGATTCATGATTTTTAGATCGTGGTTTTAGTTTTAAATATTTAGCGGGAGGGGTAGGAGTCGAACCTACGCTTCCATTGCCTCCCATGTAACCCGGTGGTTGGCCGGGTTACAACAAATCAATAACTGTGAACAACTATTAGTCAGACTTTACCGATATAGTAAGTGTGCGACGCAAATCTGACCATCATTTAGTTTTTCATAACGACTGATTTCGTGAACCCTCGTTTTGCTACCGCGTAGCTCAGTGGGGCATACTGATGTTTTTTTGGTTAGTATTTTTGTAGGGCTTAGTCTTTAGTCAGTTCTATTGCTTTTAATAAAGCTTCTTCCCTTTGTAGGTTGCCGTTTTTGTCATAATCCCACCACACGTCAATTAGTTTTCGGTCGGCTGGTTTCTGCGAATAAAATTCGGGGAAATCTACTGAAATCGATAGGAACCCTTCTTCAATGCCCATTTGTTGTGAAACATCGAATAAGTTAGGGCAAACGGCTGTGCATTGTGTTCCGTTACTTATTTCATTATGCAGCATTTTTAAAGCCTTTTTATATATTTCGCGCCTCTGTTGTTTTGTAAGTTTCATATGTTAAATTAATCCATTCCGTATGATTCAAGTGTTGTTACTTTCGGGTAGCCATCCTTTTGGCGGAGCTTCATTTTATTGAAAAAGTCTAAGGCTTCATTTAGTGTCTTTTCTGATGGCGTTCCGCTATCAATGCACGTGTCGTCAACAAAAGCTTTAAGGCATGTGTCATTGTGGTAAATGTGATACCATATTTCCCCTTTTAGGTTTTCTGTTTTAACGAGTTTCAAAATTGATTTAGACATAAATTATAGGTGTTTGTTTAAAATAGTTGCTACGTGTTGCATTGTTTGAAAATTCATGGAAACAAGTACCGTGTATGGTTGTTTGCCATTCTTTTTTGTGCTCTGCATGTATTCGTTGTATACACTAGACAATGCTTTTAATATTTCGGCGTCTTCGTCTTTCTGCCATTTAGCACCAGAAACAAAAGAAGTTCGCGCCAATAATTTGCCTGCTTTTAATAATTCTGAATCATCCGGTGTTATTGGTATTTGTTCTTCAGCTATTTTTAGCGCCTTAGATAAAGGCTTTATTTGTTCCATAGTCCTAATTTTATTAATGTGTTAATTTCTTTTTGTTGCACTCTCATTTCGCCGCTACGTCTTATTGACGTGGGTACGCTATAGTAGTACCCTTTGTTGTCTTTTTTTAAAGAGTTTGATTGATGCGCCTCTATGATGCGCTTTTGTTTGTAGGTTAATTTACGCATTGTGAAATTGCTTGTATTGTCGTTTAATGTTGTTCATTAATACGACTATTTCTATTAGATCGTCAATTTTCAAATGAACTGGCAAATCAGAGAATTTTACATTTTTGCCATCAATAGTTACTACGGCTAATGTATATTTATTTACGGTTATCTCCCATCTGCTTTCAACCTGTATCGCGTGATATATCCCGCATGTAAATTCTGTTTGCATAGTTTTAAATATTTAAATTAAATGGCCTACTCCCTATTTGGTTGTGCTGATAGGTTTCAGCCATTAATGAACAACACAACTATTTATAATTAGATTCAATGTAATCAACAATAAGATCTTTTACTTTGATTGGATTAATACCCCTGAATGATAAAGAAGTGGATTTTCCATTGGTGCCTCCTGTTGCTTCTCTTATGTTGATAGTTGTTTTATACCCTTTTTCAAATGGGGTAATGTTTTGGCTTACTACTACTTTTTTGCACATTTCTTTTACTTCTTCAATGGTGGTTTCGTGCAGAGTCAAGTATTCGGCCTCTTCTTTTTGTTTTACTATTTGCAATCTTACAAAATAGGTGGGCTCATATTTGTATATTTTCATGCCTTAGTCTTGTAGTGGTTCGGTAGTAGTTATTTCTTTTCGTCTCTAATTGTTACGCCGTCAGGCAATATTATTTCAGCCTTTATTTTGTTTATAAGCTCGTCGCTTATGCGGTCGTATCCTTTCCAGTTAAATGCTAATTGTTTTGTATGATTATAATAGATGCAATTTTTTAGTGCTGCTTCGCCCCCGATGTCTAATACGCGTTTTTTAAGGCTGTATTCTGTGCTAATTTCTTTTACTTTTTGATCCCATTCGGCATCTATTTTGGCGTGCAATGCATTCTTTTTGTCATTTTCTCGTTGTTCTTTGGCCGCGGGTGTATAGTACCCGTTTGCCTGTTTTTCTTTTTCTTCCTGTATTTGTTCGGGGGTTGGGGCGTTGTATTGTGTTCTTTTACTATCAACCAAAAACTTTTTACCTGTCATTTTTTCTAATAGACTAATTGCTTCGTTTGCTTGTGTTTCCCATTGTTTTAATATGCCTAAATTCTGAAGCTGTAAGGCGTATTGAGTTGTATTTTCGCATTCGCAAAGTGCAGCAAATTGTATGGTTGTTATTCTGTAGTATTGGCAAAACTCACTAACAAATGATGGGTTATCAGCTTTTGTGTTATTAAACCCATTATATAAATGATAAAACCCATTTTGGACTGCATGCATTGGGATGCCTTTATAATCACATAAGTGAAGATCGACAAACAATTTCAAGTCCGGGCGGGCGGCTAATATTTCATCATGGCAGCAACCACCGGCTATAAAGTAGCGGTCTGTTTTTGGCTTCCCTTTTTGGTATATGTCGGCAGTGATTGCAAAATCCTGATGACCGTTTTTGAATTCGTCGTTAAGCCTTATTTTTATAGTCATTGTATTTCCGTCTGCATCATGTGTATTGATGGTATAGCGGAGGTCGTTTGATGCGGGTTGTTGTGTTGTTGTGTTCATTGTGTTGTGTTTTTAATGTGTTTGTTAATTTTATTGTTTTGCCGCAATTTCACGAATCAGCTTTTCTTCTATTTTTGGATTAAATGAAGTGAATACGATACCACCACCAAACGTTTTATTGTTGTACTTTCTGCCGCCTATTTTATTTGCCAACTTAATAGCTTCAGCGTATGTTTTTGTTTTGAATGCCAGCCAGCTACATACATATCGCGGGTTACCATTTTGATCATGTTTTAATTTAGTAAATTCTATTGGTTGTTGTGTTGTTGTGTTCATAATAGTAAAGTATTTAAGGTGTTATAATGCATTGTTAATTGCGCGTGTATGCGTGGTATGGCTTATATAGTCCCGGCTCTGCTTCTGTCCATAATGTATGGGTATTGCCGTATGATGTATGCAGCCCTTCGTCTCCTTTGGTTGTGTATATTTTATTGCCTGCTGCTTTTATTTGTTCAACTGTGTGCAGGTTTTCGTCTTGTCTGTTTTTTGTGGTGATCATAATATAAGGCATTTAAGGTGTTATAGTAATTAGTTATATTGTTTTTGCTAAATCTTTTAATTCAGAAATAACCCAGTCTTCGTAATGTGTTAATGTGACCCCGGCTTTTATTTCATTTTGTTCCTGCTCTATTTCACGTAAATGATATATGCTGTCGGCGTAATCAAGTGCATTAGCACACGCCCGGTTTGTTGGAATTGAATTAATCGAAGGGTATTTTTCTTTATACAGTGAATAATTTTCTCTAAAAGAGGTTTTTACGGAATGTTCTATAGCGGCAAAATGATTCATACAATAGAGTTAATTAGTTTATTAGACTTGAAAATAATTTAGCGGGTAAAAAATCTCGAACATCCCCGCTGTCAAAATGAATGCGCCAATATTTCCCCTGAACAAACCCAACACACTTTCCTTTGCCGTATTTAGTATGATTTACTGAATGCCCAGACCCAAATGTTTTCGGTATAACTGTAGCTTCGGTATGATATTTTCTGCGTGCCATAAGTTTATAGTTAATTAGTTATAGTGTTACGTAACATCGGCTATTTAATGCCCTTTTCTTTTTTCTGCTCTTCTATGTATTCAATTAAGTTCTTTGCGTCTTTCGCCAATGAGCCTACGGTAGCTGTTTCAGCGAACCGACGTAACGCAAATGTTATAAGGTTAATGTCACTGGCTGTGAATGAATATGTTGTAAGTAGTTGCATAGGTGTTTTTTAAATAAATTTATTTAGTATCTGCTGCTGATTTTCTGGCACCAAAAAAGAAATAGGTTCGTTTGGGGCTTATTTCTATACGGCTAAAATGGTTTTTTGTGAACTCGTGATCAATTCTACCAGCTTGTATTGCTTTTTCTATTTCACGTGGCGTAAACAATTCATCTTTAATAAGAAATCCTTTTTTAGTTCTGATTCCTTTGTTTATTTGGTCGGCGTGTGGTTTTACTTTGTAGTACAGCATGTGTTTTTAGTTTGATAGTGTAAAGATAATACATAACGTTATAAATACCAAATAATACTTCAATTGTTTTAGTGAAAACTTTGTTAACTAAAATCATTCTACTTTTTTGGAATAGATATTTGAGTATTTAATACGCATTATGTGTAGCTTGTCAGACATTGTTTTTGTTGTATACTTACAGTCTGTGCGCTTGCCAATTTCGCTTAAATATTTTCTGAAAAACGGCATATCTGAAGGCAATGCAATAATGCGTACTTCTCCAATTCGCATGCCTTCAATTGTAGTCTGAGCTAATGCGTACATTTCGCCTGAATGTTTTGTTGATTTTCGTCCCATATACACAAAGGTATTTAATGAGGTTATAAATACCAAATAAAAGTTTCAATTAGTTTTTACCGCGAATAGTTTAAGTTACTGAATGAGGTATGGTGTAATAGTAGGAATATGGCTACCATAATAAGAATGCCAATGAAAAAGGGTGAAATTGATTTGAATAAACGTTTCATGATTTTGAGTTTAGAAGGTTAGGGTTGTAGTCTTGTGTTTATTTATTATCGATAATAACGGCTTCTGAGGCATCGTAATAAAGTGCTGATCCGGATGAATACCTAATGCCGCCAAAATGACCACGGGCGGTTGGCTCTTCGGCACATAATGAAGTATAGGACTTCCAAAGCGCTTGTTTTGCTGCCCGTTTAGTTTCAAAGGTGAGTAGCTTTGAATTAAACATGCCATTTACGCATGATTCTATTCGGCTACCAACTGCTAAAATTCGGTTTGCTAATCTGTGATTGCCACCGATTTGCCCATTGATTTTAATTTGTGTTTTCATTGTGGTTTCAGTTTATTGTTATGAAATGAAATGTAAACCAGAAATTATAATCAGGCGTATTGATAACGGTTGTATCGCTTGCTGGCCAGTGCCAACCGCCTGTATGGCCTAAGACTAAAGTATATGGTATAGGAGGCATGATTGAAGAGTGTTTGATTTAATCAATTAAACTATTGCGGTCCTCAGGAATATATTCGGCAATTATTTCACCGTCTTTCATTAGTGTTACCGGCTCATTTGACACTCTTGTTTCGCTATCCTTAGAAAGTCTTACATATGTATCATAGCACTCTTTAGCAAGGGTGTAATTTTCGTATTGCATAGTACCGGCATTGCCTACTATTACTTCATAATTGTTTCCCATCATTAATGATTTAAATGTTATTGAATAGTGTTTGATTTAATCAAATATTAGATTCTCCGACGATAATAATCTGATTACTTTCTGTTTTGCGGATTTTGGGATATAATCCTGTTTTAAAAAATAAGATATTGACATATACCCCTGATATCCGTTGCCATTATCAACGCCATTAGCTATTAGGTATTTGTGATTTGCATGATTTAACGGTTCTCCCGCGCATCCCATTGAGCCGGGTATTAAGTAGTATCTTTCTAGGGATGATTTACTACGGGTTAATGTTAGTTTCATAAATACATACAGTTTATTAGTTAATCAATTTAGTGTCCTGTAGATAAATCTTTGGCTATAAGATAGGCGCAATTCGGTTTGTGTGTTAATTCGCCCATTGAGGCCCATATATCTGTACTGCCACCCCGACTTTCCATTGCCTGACAAATAGGGCAAGTACTTTCATAGCCACCATTTGGGTTGTCGTAAAAGTTTGGTGACATATATAATACGGCATCACATAACGCCTGAATATCTTTTTCGCGCTGATCAATTGTATTGCTCATGGGTTAATTAATTTTATGTCAAGACCAGCGATAAATGAGCGATCAAATGTAGTACCAGCCGATAATGTAATCCAGTCGTTTTGAATCAATCTGGTTTCCAGCCGTGTAATGAACTCATTACGCTGATTGTAATCAGGAATGAATTGGGACAATTCGCCATCCAATAAGGAGCGAAAATTTATACCTATTTGATTATCTGATTGTTGTGGCATGATTAAAAGGTTATTAAAGGGTGATTGTATTAGTTATTGTACTTTTTATAGTATGCAAAATAAAATCCAATGCCTATTATGATAGCTCCTATTAATAGCTGGAACAGCGGATGAATGTGTGTTGTTGTGTTCATATTGTTTCAGTTTGTGTGGTTAAGACCGGATATTACACCGGTTTCGCTGAATAACAGCTCATCAGTTAACCTTTACTTATAAGTATCCACAAAAGGAATAGTATAATATTGTGGCCATATGTAAGATACCGAGCTGTATAAATGAGCCAATTTGCTAACCCTCACAGTAGGGTTTAAAATAATAGTCAACACATTAGATTTTGCGTTTATTTTCTGAATTATATTCAGTTGGTTGTAGCGTAATTGAGGTAATACTTTAGTCTGTTTCATGTTGTTCTGATTTGATGTTGTAAATATATAATGTAACGTTATAAATACCAAATAATATTCCAGTTATTTTTGGAAATGTTTTTCAGCATGCGCAAGTTCTACATGAAAACGCTTAGGTACTTTAATAGTGGTTTCACTGGCTGCGCTATCTTCAAAGAATACCGGCAGCTTGCCATCTTTTACATATGCCCAGTGTCTTTCCTGTAATCCGTCTATTTCATTGCCTGTATTTCTGACAAGACACAGCCGCCCCTGTAAAACATCTGCGCCAAAATCTGCAACCTTGTCAGCAAAATCACTGTTTGTTATATCGCCGTCTTTATCAGTGTATTCTAAACTCCATTCGTAGTAAACCATACAGGTATATTTAAAATGTAGATTTTGCGTTAATATCATGCCTAACCGAATGCCACCAATCAAAAAACACTTTCTTTACTGGGTTTGCGGCCAAATAATCTTCCAGTGATTGATTAACGCCACGACCTAATATTATGCCAGCAACACAGGACGAAATGCGTATATATGCCTTCCCATACTCTTCACTGGTTTTGCATGCGTCAATAACAGGCTGAAACATATCTATGTAATGATTTGTTGGTTTCATACATTAAGTGTTTAATTTATTTGTTTAACTTTATTCCAGTCGGTGGAACTATGCCCCATAATTATCATGGTGTTGCCTTGTTTGTCTTTGAAGTAAACCCATGAAAGTTGTGAATAGTATTCTACCATAATAGTTCCCGCTGGTATATTCTTTTCCCCTTGTGTAACACAACTCTTCATATCTTCTAATAATTCTATTGTACGCATGATGTTAATTGTTTAGTGCAATGATAAAAGCAATGAATTGTGCGCATATTGACGCGATAGCCGTTTTGTTGCATTTTGGCCGTAATAATGCGGTCGGTATTTTGCGTTGTATTGTTCCTGAATGCCGCGTTCGTAAATCCGTGCGATTAATGGCGTGGTGTTAATGTCCGTGATTTGCCTAATCATTTCGTAACGATCGCAATTAAATTCGTTGTACAAGTTTAAGAAGGTGTTCATAATACAAGTTGTTTATTTCGTTAGGTATTGTGGCCCGGCATTTAACCGGGCCAGCGATATGTTATTTGTCAAAAGCAAATACTTCAGATTGCTTTGACAGGTTGATTGCTCCCTTCCTGTCTGTAAATTGACCGCTGAAGCGTAATTTACCGGTACGCTTAGGGTTCGATTCAGTGTCAGGGCTAACCATTATTTGTATGTACTGAAAGGCACTATTGCTTAACATACTGTGAACCTCAGCTTTTGTTACGATACGAACGCCGTCATTAGTCATATATGAATAGTACAGTTCATTGTCTTCCGTAACAAACCAACGTTGCGCCTGCTTAATGTATTTAATTTTACTTTCCATGCCTTGAAAGGCCGCGAATGTAGTAACGGTGTTGGTGGCTGCGCTCCATGCTGTTTCAAAAGAAGGGTATTCTGTAACTAATACTTCGGTGTTTGTTAATGTGTTCGACATTTGCTAAACGTTTAGCTTGTTATTGTATATTGTTTGCTTGTTTATGTAAAGGTATGGTGTAACGTTATAAATACCAAATAATATTCCGGTTATTTTTTATAATCCCCCAAAAACTACTCAATCTAGTTCCTCCTTAACTATATTTTAACACCTTCGCCCACGTGTGCCTCCCCTCCCCCCCCACGCCCCCGCCAAGGGCCTGATCTCCACACAAACACACCAAACCCAGCACAAACCCCAAATAGCCCCGCAAACAGGCTATAACAACGCCACAACAGCGCCCGGCAACAGATCAATATCGGCTACAAACGGCAAAAACAGTTCATCCGAAGCCCAAAACGCCCGCGAACCAGCGATAAGTCATTAATAATGAACGCGAAAAGTCGAAAGCATACCTACCCGGTCAGCAGTTTTGCGAAACCCGAAGGCGCGCGGGGTCGTTTATCCACGGGGGTGCTTCGCTGGCCGACACGCGAGTAAAGGGGGCTGGTCTTACCTGTAGCCGGTGGATTTTGGTTGGCCGTGACGAAATGGCGTATCGGTTGTCGGGCGTATTTTTAGCGGTGTTTACCGGCGAAGCGTGACAGAATCCTAAACTTTAGTTATCCACATTGATTTGGATTTTGTTGACCGGCTGTAACCTGAATGGATATTACTAATAGGAGGCCGCACAAATGCGGGCAACTATTTTATGAGAAGAAATTTTTGTCAGGCGTGTTCATTTATCCGTCATGGAGTAAAAACGCGCGTCCCTATTGAGCATACTTGCGATGGTAGTAATATACCCGAAAGCCCGGATGTGCCCTATGTCCCGACCAGAGAAGAATTGGATAGATATCTTGCTCGGCTTAAGGAGTTGATGGAGGGTAACCGTGATCATCTTCCTGATGCCGGGAATATGATGTGAGTTATTCTAATTTATAGAATGATTGATTGTTGTTCGCAGGCCGTTGTTGAAATTGAGTATTTTTACGCTTGCGGTTGTTGGTTGATGGTGTTATCTTGCGTGTCATTAATTCATAATTAAAAAACTTTTCACCATGAACAAACAGGATCGCAAACAACTAACTAAGTTCAGTGAACGATGCGGCTCTATTCAGGATTTGATAGAAGAACTGAAGGGCGAAATAGAGCAAATACAAGAGAATGAACAAAATAAATTCGATAACATGCCAGAGAGTCTTCAGAATGGGGATAAAGGCGAAGCGATGCAGTCTGCAATAGACTCTCTGGTTGATGTTATAAATGCACTTGAAGAAGCGAGTGCAGGAATGTCAACGGCTATGGACGAAATAAATTCCATTGCTGATAATTAATTGACGGTTTTTGAAAAGTTCCGTCATAAAGTCCCGGTTTGAATTGCATTAGCAGTGCCGGGGCTTTATTTTTTAATATTGTAAATTAAAGGTTAGTAATTAATATTTTGGCGCATGAGCGTTACATTGTATGTTTGCCCCGGATACTTATCAATTTTCTTTTTAGTCCAACCTGTGTTTCTACTCTGGGTTGGTTTTTCATGGGTTAGGTTTTCGGCTACTTCGGTAGCCTTTTTTCATTATATTTACTCTCGCTTATCAGGCAGGCTGTTCCATTATTCATTGAAAACTATTCATAACTTTAAAGCTCAGTGTCGTCTGAGCTTTTTTTATTACATGTAATACATCATGTTTCAGTTAGATGAAATTTTATTCATAAAAATGCCAAAATAAATTTGGCCGTATATAAAATGTATATATCTTTGGTATATGAAAGGAGATAAAAACAAGCTGATTAGTTTGCCGGTGGCTGTGATAAATAAATTATCTTCTCTTGCAAAAAAAGACAGGTTGCCGGTAAAAAGGTACATGGAAAAAGTCATCATCAATCATGCCAAAGAAAAAAGTAAATAGAGCAAGAGTTTATGGGCTTATTGACACAAGGACAGGTGTTTTGTTTTATGTAGGTGTTACGAGTAAGCCATTGCTGCATAGGTTGCGCGAGCATTTAAATTCATCTAAAGGCATGTGTAGGGTAGGTTATCGGCATGATAGGGCTAACTATATAAAAGAGATTATAGAAAGTGGGTTTAATGTTGGGATTGTTTTACTTGAAATTGTTCCTCTTGATGAAGGAGGCAGCAGGGAGCGGTTTTATTATGAAAAGTACGTATCGATAGGCATTCGTCTTTTTCAATCACCAAATTATCTTAATTACGAAAATAAAGTTCCTAATATACGCAGAAGCATGGACGTTGTTAAGCCTAACCATAAGGTCACGTGTACATATTCTACATACCCTTCTATATATGAAGCTGCCATGAGGCGGGCGATTTCTGAATGGGTTACCGTTAGTGAAAGGATTCATCAATTTCTTAACGAGTACGTGGAGGCTGAGGATGATATTAAGAGCGCTATTTGATATATTAAAGTTAATCTAATTTTCATATGGCAAGCAATCGTTAGATAGTCCCAATGTTTCTACATTGGGGCGTTTTTAAAAGTCATTGAATCTCCGTCCTGTTGCTTACTTAGTTTATTCGTACATTATATAAAACTTGCTGGTAGGTAAGCTACTACTTGGAGCGGTAGCTCAATTGGTAGAGAAGTCGGCACATATCGAAAGGTTAATGGTTCGAACCCATTCCGCTCCACTCTTCATAAGGTTTAGAGGGAATTAAAAGGAGATGGCTATCTTTATAGCGGACTCTTATTTTTTACTTTTAATTAATGCTTTATGTCTGACAAATTAAATGCCAATAGATTGACTGGATGTATATGCGAGTTAAATAATGTTGGTGAGCCAGTTGTTGCGGGCTATGACATGTGCCCGGTTCATTCAGGGAAAAGAAGAGAGGTTATTGAGAATATTCTTTTTGCAAGTGGTAAGTTAAATCAATATGAGTGTTCGGAGTTGGCTGATGAAATACTTGTTAAGACAAATGAAGTTCAATGAAGCTATTTTAAATAGCAGCAGGAAGCCGTGGTTCGAATCCCGCGTCCCCCTGCACGGGGGTGGTAGTTTAAATTGGCAGAACACCTGCGTTTTTAAGTTCTTTTAAATAGTTATTCCCTGCCTGAATTTAAACATCGGCAAGACCTTCGCACCACGAAAGGCCCAGTGAGTAAAATCATTTGCCGAAGCTATACCAGTAGCGCTGCTTGATGGATGGGTAAGGATGTAAAGGCGTCGTAAGCCAACAGAAAACTCCCATTCGAGTGCTGATAGCCTTACTTCATGCTGGATACATGGACATGGAATAATAACAGCCTCATAAGGATTGATGGTGATCCGCACGACTTGTAATCATGACAAGGGTATTCGAGTGACCCATGAGGCTCGGATAAGGTTTAATGGTTAATGGTATTTGATTAGTGCTGCCCCGGTAGCTTGACCGGGGCATTTTTTAAAACTTAACATTTTCTCAATAGTCTAAGGTGTTTATAATGTCGGGGCTTTCATTTTTGTTAGCCCTTTTTTTTACACATAAAAAATCAACCGATGAAAATTGATCGCGCAAAACTTACTATTCAAGTGGAAACTCAATTTGACAAAAAATGGGTTGGCTTTGAGGCTACTGTTGAAGAAGACGATGACCCAATAAAAGCACTTCATAAGCTGGAAGAAATAATACATTCGTATCACTCATCAACACATCGCAACTCAACATCAAACGATCTCCCGGTGATTCAGGTTAATCAAGAAAAAAGGAATATAGGCATTACAACAGAGGTGCTTCTTTCGTGTAATGATCTGAAATCTATTGATATTTACAAGGGGCTGATTAAGGGCAGCGAGACTCTTGAAAAGGCTTATATGAAGCGCAGGGAGGAATTGGTTGAAATAGAAAGTCAGGATATATTGAACAAAACCAACGAGAGCCATTCTAAAAAATAAAATCATGTAAATGCCTCCTTTTGCCGCTATATATGAAAAATACGTTCGGCAGTGCATGTACTTAGCCTCTTCCTTTGTTGAAAGGACAGAAGCAGAAGATGTAGTCATGGAGGCTTTTGTGAAATTATGGGAGCGATTTGGCAACTTCGATACCGAGTATAAGGCAAAAGCATTCTTGATGATAACAATCAAGAACCAGTGTATTAATATAGTTAAGCGCCGGGTTAGCACATGCGAATTGGTTGATATTGAAGATGAATCAAACCTAATGGTTATCGATGCAGAAGTGATAGCCTCGTTGCATAGGCATATAGAATCACTCCCGGAAAAGCAGAAAAATGTCGTTAAGTTGTTTTTGAAAGGTCTGACATATAAGGAGGTCGCGGCTAAATTAGGTGTCAAAGAAAAAACAGTATTAAATCAACGATATTTATCTATTTGTGATTTGAAAAGAAAAATAAAGCCCCAATGATAGCAATAGTAGACCCTATCCGCAGATTAGAGCTTCTTAAAGAATACATGAGTTTTTGGATAGATAAATGGCCAACGTGTAGCTGGTCGTTTGAAACATTTCTTCACAGACGGCATGCGTATATAATCCCCGGAACAATAGATCACACAAAATCAATTGCAACACACTGTTATTATTGTGGTGAAAAATTTAGGTCAACTGGTGATTTGTTTCCTACAGTAGATCATTGGATGCCATTATCATTAGGGCAGACAGAAAAATACGTAATAAGCTGTTTTGGGTGCAATAACAACAAAGGGAATACGCACCCGGATAAGTTAGTCAAACAAATGGTAAGTGCAAATTTGAAAGGTCTTACGATGTGGGGGAAGCATGGCAAAAAGTTAAAGCATATTTCAGACCAAATACAGCATGTAACAAATGATATGCTGTATAATATGGGGCCGAGAATTTATTACATCAAAAAATAATCAATGGGTAAGGAAATTAATTTTAACGACTTCAAGGTTAGATGCTCTGCAATAAATAAGGTTCTTTCAAATAGTCGTGCAAATCCTGTGCTGACCGAGAACCAAGAAAAGGAAATGGCTGACCTTGAAGATAAGCTGCAAAAAAAGGGCTTAACTGAAAAGCAACAAGAGAAATTAGCCGAGTTAAAAGTGAAAGAAAAAAATGGCAAGAAAATAATACTTTCAGACACATGTATCAAGTACCTTATGGAGGATTACGCTTTTGTAACAGAAGGAATGATTCCAGTCGGGAAAGAAGCGCTTGATTTGGTTGCTATTAAGAAAGGGAATAAGACAGAATTGACTTCTGCGTTCTTATTGACAAAGGTTGACGGCGTTCCTTATTCGATTCATAAGGATAGAATATATAACGAATATTTGTCTGGGCAAATTGATTTATATGTAGGCGAAAGCGTTATGAACGCTAAAATAATTACAGATATAAAACAATCCAGCGACTACCCTATTTTTCTTTCTAAGATTCATACTGGGCTTGAAAACGGACAAGAGGAACAGGTGCAGGGTTATATGGACATAACGGGAGCGCCGGAAGGGTATATTGCAAACATACTTGTTGATTACCCTGAAGAAATGATTGAGGCCATGAGATGGACATTGACTCGTAAATTAGGGGCTGCTACGCCTGAATCGCCAGAGGTGTTGGATGTGTGGCCTACATGGGAGCATTCAATGCGATTCAGCAAAATACCAGAGCACAAGCGTGTGCATAAGATTAAAATAAATCCATTCAGTGATTTTGAACGACAAAGGCTATATGATCGCGTTAATGTTTGCCGGGAATGGTTATATAACTTTCATGAACAATATCAGAAAATTAATTTACAATAGATATGGTAGATTTAGAGAATACATTTAATGCTGGGGATTTCGTGCATTATACGCCAATGTATGGGCAAAAAGAAAATGGCCGAATAAAATCTGTAAAGAAAGATATTGCTTTTGTGGTTTACCATTGCAATGGGGAGTGGGAAAGGTATGAAGAATACACAGGAGCTTCAACAGAATTAAATCAACTTTCAAAAGGATGGGTTGATGGCGACGAACCAAAATATCAACAATGAGCAATGAGCCTACAATAGAACAGATGAATGAGGCGATAGCCTTGTTTACGGGAGCAGTGATCGACGGCAATGGGAATGTGAAATTTATATTACCCGCCGATGGTATTGGGTTAATTGGAATTGGCAAACATGCATTGCGGTACCATTCATCATGGGATTGGTTGATGCCGGTGGTTGAGAAGATTTCCAAACTCCCCCTCATTGATAATGACAACACACTCTGCACTGACCCGCAAGATGTATGTTACCCGAGAACTTTCGGAATGCCCACAGAAGATGGTAAGCGTCTCATGGTTCGCTTTAGTGGGTTCAGCCTGCATACTGCGCCAACATTAATCGAAGCCGCTCATATGGCAGTATATGAAGTAGCAGAGTATCACAATAAACAACAATCAAATGATACTAAACAATAAAGCTGAATTTAAACTCGGGCAAACTGTTTACCATAGGGATATCTATGATCATAAAGAGCCGCTTAAAATTGTGGGGATTAGTGAAAATGAGTTAGAACTTGAAGGCGATTATTCAGGTGGCACAAATAATATTATAGGCAAACAATGGATGCCAATAAAAGGCGTGTCAAGGGTCTACAACCATAAATATAAAAGGGAATGCAGGAGTTTAGCCATAGCTACTGAAATATTAGCTTACCCTGTAGACCCAAATACAGATAACATGACAAAGGCAATGTTTGACCTACTTCATATGGTAATGGTTTTGACGAATGAAGTTGAGCTGAATCCAGAATACAATAAACAATCAACCACCACCAATGATACTACCACAGGAAACTATTGATAAGATAGTAAAAGACGCCGAAGTAAAAACAGAAGCAAAGGGTAGGGAAATTAAGACTCAGTTCGCGCCTCGTTCAACCAACTACATAGCCTTCTTGGATGGTTACGAAGAGGGCAGTATTGACGGCGCTACCGAATGGGCGGGTAAGGCAGAGGACTTAGCCAATACGCTTAAATGGATTCAAATGCATGCACCTATAGAGCCAGTTGTTGATAATGCAATTACTGCTGCCCTTACTAAATACAAGGAGGTAACCAATGAGCAGTAAAGTAATTACAACAGTAGAGGCTAAGGTATATCTTGAACTTACAGAAGGGGAAGCCAGGGCATTGGCTGCAATATGCGCATACAACCCCAGACCTTTCACGGAATGGTTCTATGCTAAACTTGGCAAAGCATATTTGCAGCCTTTTGAATCAAGCATACCAACCTTATTTAATAAGGCTCGTGAACTTAAGCATGCGATTAGAAAAATAGACGAAGCCCGGAACGCCATCAGAGATATTTAGGTATAAGTCGAAATCATCTCCCAACACAAACATTTTTAACGATGAGCAGAATAGCATATTGCCCCGCTTGTTCAACACAGGAACATGGAGTAAAAACAAGAATCGCGCTGGAGCATACCTGCGGTTTGGAACGCGGGGAAATAAACCCGGATATTCCAGTGACTAAAAGAAAAACATGGGCAGAAAGGTTAGCCGAAGAGCAGGCGAAGCAAGGCACTGAAAAGCCAATGAGCAATAACACACAATTACCGGCTGAGGCGCTTGATATTATAATTCAGCAATCAAAAGAATACGCAAAAAAACTGCAATGGCCTTCCACATGGTCAACTGACAGAAGAGACGGAGCTAAAGAAGATGCGGCAAATGACTGGCAAGCCGGTGCCACCGAATACGCCACTAAGCTGCACATGGAACAAGAAGACAACAAGATTAATATTGACGAGATAAAGAATTTAAGCACAGCATTAAGGGGCAAGGACGCTAAGCTGCATCAGGCAGAGCAGGAGATAAAGGAACTGAAGCAGTGGAAAAGTGAAGCCACCGAATTGCTTAACCCGATTTTAGAGTACGGGCAATCTAAAGAAGCGGGTATTCCTTTAGGACAAAGTATCACCGATACGGTTCTTGAAAGATGCAAGCAGTTCGATGCCGCCCGCGCCCTACTGGAAAAATTCATCTCCCGCCACGAATCTGATACTATGTCATGGGAGTTTATCAATGAAATAAAAACATTTTTGGATGGAAAATAATACAACAAATTACGTGTGTGGATTCTATTTTGATTCCACATTTGAGCAGGTAGTTCTGATTTGGAAAAATAAACCCAAATGGCAGGCCGGGAAATTAAACGGGGTAGGTGGTAAAATTGAAAAAGGCGAATTGCCTATAACTGCTATGCGAAGGGAGTTTCATGAAGAAACTGGAATATTTCATAACGAGTGGGTTGACCTTATTGTGTTACAAGGTGAAGATTGGCGAGTATACTTCTTTTGCGCAATAGGCAAAGTGAATGAGTTTGAGTATGTGGAGACCAAAGAAGATGAGGAAATAGCAAAGATTGAAGTCAACAGGTTGCTGGCTAACGAATATGCTCATATTCCAAACCTCGAATGGCTTATACCGATGGCTATGCAAAGACTTCAGTTCCCGCAAGAATTAATGTCGTTTAGTGATAGCGACAAAGCCCTACAAGCTAAGTGTGATAGGCAGGAGGCAGCGTTGCGTCAAATTTCAGAAAACGAAGGCGAGTGTTGCATGCGTTGTGAGGGAAACGCAAAGCTATGGGCTGATGGCAACGCGCATCTTCCGTCCTATGATGGTCCTACCGTTAATTGCGGCAACTGTGGCGGCTCTGGCAGAATACATGAAGACTTGCAGGAGATAGCCAACGAAGCCCTATCCGCAGGGGAAGGGGAGAAGGAGGAAGCCAATACCAGTATTATAAGTGACGAAATGATCCACTTTGTTGAATGGGCTGTGGAGCTTGCATACTTTGATGATGAATACCGCCTTTGGAATTTCTATGAGGAAGGCAAGTCTATCAACGATCAATTCCGGTTTACCACGAAAGAGTTTTATGAAGTGTTTTTTAAACTAAAAGGAGACAAAAATGGCGGAAAAAGTAATTGAATTTGAAAAGTGGACAGATGAGGACGTCGCCGACCTGCTTAACACTGCTATGGATGATGGCGAATGGCATACCCCTCATGCGTCTGATATTTATATCCATACCAATAATGGGGTTGCAATTTACGGGCGGTGCAATATTTCAAAGCATAGCTCATGCCATTATGTGGAATACTGGTTTAATATTAATTGGTATTCTGTTCAAATATGGAAAGAACAATATGTAAGAGGTAAGGCAAATGCTACCTATCACCGCCCGATTTACAACCTTCAAAAGCTGGTTGAAAAATTAAAGCAGCATGAAATTAAAAAGGAGGATAAACAATGACCAAAGAAGAACTACTAATACCGCGCTACAAAGTAATTGCGCAATATCCAATGAGTTCTCATTGTACGGGTGACATACTCACGATAACAGGGACGGCAATGTTTGTAAAGGGCAAATGCGAGTGGCTTGATAAATACCCGCACCAGAAGGCAAACTGCCCGCCACCAAAGAAGAATACGAAGCATCTTTTTTGTTCCCCACTAACGATTTAAACAATGGATAATGAGTAAGATAATAACCACCTTCGAATCTAAGATATATCTGGAACTAACGGAAGGAGAAGCAATGGCGTTAGATGCAATTTGTGGTTATGGGCCTAAAGAATTTTTAGAATGGTTTAAGCGCAATCTTGGAAAGCACTACATAGAACCACATGAAAAACACATCAAAAGCCTATTTGATAAAGCAAGAGCATTGGAAGGCGCAGTTAAGCAATTGCGAGAGGCGCGAAAACAACTCAGAGAAATTAATGTATAACCCACTCAAACAATAAATAATGGTACTATCACCTGAATTAATCGAACGCGCAAAAAGTGAAATGCAAATCGAGCAATACTTTCAGCCATCAGATATTTGCATCCCGAAGCATGAACTTTTTAAGCAATTCATAGAAGGGACAAAATGGAAGGGATTGCCAAAAATTATCTTCTACATTCTGATGGACGATATTTTTGCCTCTGCTATTAGCAAAGCGCCATGCGGAAATCTTGGATATTCACTGGAACTTATCAAACCATGATAATGCAAAACAAATACCCCATAGGCAGTTACGCACTACCAGCCGATGATGCAGTTCAAAATTGGTTCGAAGAAAATATCGGCAAGGAGTGCAGCGCGTCGTCTGCTGTGTATAAGTTCAGGCAGTGGCTTGAATCATTGCAATTTAAGCCAGAAGGAGCAGTGTGGGTTAAGGCATTCACTGGCATGAGAGATGGCATTTATAACATGAAAGTAGAATCGAATTTAGGTAATATTGTAATGCGTGGTGTAGGGTCAGTGGTAGGAGGGGAGGTTGTTTTAATTACATTTTTGAATAAAACTACATTAGGGAAAGAGGAAGCACAAAAGAAAGATGTTACGGTTTACTACCTCGACGAATCACCATCAAAGGAAAGTGATGCGGTGGCTTTCATGAAATGGACATTACAAGGAGATTGCATGTATTCTGCAACAGATGAAGATCAATGGACTCATACAGAAACCGGAGATAGTATCACCACAGAACAACTTTATCAACTATACCAACAATCAAATAAATGAAAGCAAATGCCGACTAAAGCAGTAATAATACAAGAGGAAGATATAGAAGAAAGGACGGTATATAGAATATATTTTAAATGCCCTCACTGTAATTATGGCAATGATTTAGAGTGGGAGTATATGCGCCCAACCTCATGCAATTGCTTCAGGTGCGGAAAGAAAGTTTCATTGAAAATAGGTAAAACAAAAAGCAAATGACAAAAGAAGAAATGCTGCAAAAGAACGGCGACATGAGAAGTATTGTCCATTCACGTGAATTTATAATAAAGTCAATGGATGAATACGCAAAACAACAAGCTATTGCATTTGCTATTGATTACGCTCAAAGGAAGTTGACGTGGCTTAAATCATTGCGGCAAACCCCAGACCCGGAAAGCGTAGAAAAGGACAGGATGGAAGAACGATACTCTCAATTCATTAAACAACAATCCGAAAGTAAATGACAAAAGCAATAGTAAGCAGTGGCTATCTTTTGAAAAAGCTAAAAGAGCTTAAAGCCCAAGAGGAATATATAGTTGACACATACCCCGCAAAGGAAGAGATTCACATTGACGGGATGACGATCGACTGTTGTTGCCAAGGGGGCGGTAGGTTTGTGGTTCCGTTTAAAGGGGTTTCTAATCTGATGAAATTCTTGTTGCTATTGGATGAGCAGCCAGTCACTGTAGGCATTGGCAATAACGGATGGGTATACATTAAAGAAGCAATACTTTGACTATGGTATACTTGATACATTTATCCGAACCATATAAACACGCCCATCATTACATAGGCTTTGTAGAAGAAGACGAAGATGTTTTGCAGCGCCTTGAAAAGCATAAAAAGGGGATTGGTAGCAAGATGCTAAAAGCAGTTAATGGTGCCGGTATAGATTATTTTATCGCACGTTGCTGGCCCGGATATACGCGAACACAAGAAAGGGAGTTGAAAAACAGGAAAAATTCACGCTTGCTATGTCCAATTTGCAACCCAAAAGTTAATAAATGATAGACTTCTTATTTAGTGTTTACAGAGAAACAATGCATGGCGCAATGGATCAACATGCAATGAATATGGCTGTGCCGTTTGCAGAATGGGTGCAAGCGAATGGGTATTATAGGGTTGACAATGAATGGATGATGCCAGTTGACTGTAATATGGAGTATGTGTGTGATACAACAGAACAATTATACAAAATCTTCTTAAATCAACTGCAATGACTCCTGAAGAACAACTAAAAGAGATGACAAAAAATGAGGTTGCTTTCTTGAAATCAGAAGAAGGCTACGGCGAAGCAAATGAGCATGGCGTTTATTTGTATACCAGTGCTAATGGCAAACATATAATAAGCCTTGATTATTTCCTATGTAGCTACAAGAATTGGCTAATTGATAATGGGATAGTAAAAGAAATGTAGATGAAACAGAAGTCAAAACAACTAATCACAGTTACAGCCAAGTGCCCAAAGTGCAAAAAGACAAAAAATACAGCAGTAATGAGCCGCTGAATCACACACCGTACTGCCCACATGGCTGTATGATGCCAATGATAATTAGTTCAGTAAAATCACAAATAAATAAAATCAAACAAACATGCAAGAACAAAGAGAGCTAACGTTCGGTGAAAAACTGGTAGGATTGAATTTTAATCCGTCTGGAAGGCCTGATGTAGACGAAGCAAAAGCTATAAACGCAAAACTGGCAGACATGGTAAACGATCTGCAAAGGGAAACAAAAGAGCCTTATTTGCAAAACACCCTCAGAGGGGACGCTATAAGGTGCATTTTACATGCGCAAATGGCTATTGTCAAGTATTTAACCTTTAATCTGTAAAAATTTCGTAAAATGGATTTTGGAGAAGCAATAAGACACGCTAAGGCCGGGGGCAAAATTGCCAGAATCGGCTGGAATGGAGCCGGAATGTATGCTTATATCGTACCCGCTGGGCTGTATAACGCCGTCACACAGGCCGCAAGGGATCAATTCGGTGATATGGTGCCATACAGGGCATATTGGGCGTTAAAAACAGCTCAGAATGACGTGGCCACATGGGCACCAAGTGGCTCAGACTCGCTTGCTGAGGATTGGATGATAGTTCAGTAGCCCAAACAGATGGCATCACTGAATGGCCCACAGAAATGTGGGCTTTTTTGTGTCAAATTCATTATTTAATTGGTCGAAACAATGAAAATATGTAAATTTATGTAAAATATGTAATTTATATGGTTAAAGAGGCAAAAAAGCAAATATTCCCATCTGTTAGGGTTTCTTTGATAGAAGAAATAGAGATCATGGCAGACCGTGAGCGAAGAAGTTTTTCCGAAATGGTGACGATTTTGTTAGAAAACGCTGTTAAGGAGCGAAAAAGAAAGAGGAAAAACGGGGATGGCTAAACGATTTCAGACATGGTTTGGGGTTCCACTGCCTCCGTGGAAAGAAGAGAAGTATGGCTCTGCATCAACTACGATAAGATTCGTGTTAACGGGCAAGATTCCGAGCAAAAAAAACAATAATCAATCTGTTGCTATAAGGAAAGACGCACGTAAATGGGCAAACGAAGAACAGAAATCAGGTAGACAGCCAACGTGGGCGGATGTTCATAGGGCTATCGGTATGGTGTACTCGAAGGTTATAGGAAATAAGGATTACAAAGCGTTTGTTGATAAGGTTAAGCCTATACTACAGGAGCAGTCTGCATGGTGGGTGAGCAAGCTTGGAGACAAAGGGCTTGCATTCCCGATACCTAAATCTACTTTAACGCTGAGGTTGTACTTCAAGGATCGTTACGTAACAGATATAGTAAATAAGCAGCAGACCATACAAGATGTTCTGAAGGAGGCTGGTATAATAGTCGATGACGACACAAAGAATCTGAACCCGATTCACTCTGCGTCGGCAGACTACTTCGACGAACTCATATATAATATTTCATTCATAAGCCTTACCTTCAATATAAAGGCACCCCCTATGCAATAGTGGTCTTAGTTAGCCATGCAGCCCGGCTTTTTGAGGAAATCCGGCTTAATATAAGCCATCGAAAATTTCATAACAAGACTTGAAAC